GTTATCCATCTTGCTGCTCGTGTGGGGGGAATCCTCGAAAACATTCAAAATCCAGCGATTTTTTATGATGAGAACATTCAAATAAACACTAATACACTTATGGCTGCTCACCAGTGTGGAGTTGAGAAATTCATTGCTGTTTTGAGCACATGTATGTATCCGGATACGGTCTCGTCCTATCCGATGGTTGAAGAGGATGTTCACAAGGGTCCTCCTGCAAATGCCAACTTTAGTTATGCATATACTAAACGATGTATGGCTGTACAGATTGAGGCTTATCGTCACCAGTATGGACTAGACTATAGTTACCTTATTCCGTGCAACCTCTACGGGGAACACGACAACTTTGAAAATTCTAATAAAAGTCATTTTGTTACAGCACTTATTAAAAAAATCATTGATGCAGAAGACCAAGGAAACAATAAGATTTCCCTCTTTGGCAGCGGGACTCCAATGCGCCAGTTTATGTACAGCGGCGATTTAGCAGCAGTCATTAAAAGAGTCGTAGAAGGCAACATTACTGAATCTTTCAATGTAGCACCACCCGGTCAGAATTATAGTATTCATCAAATGGCTACTATGGCTTTGGATGTTCTGGGCAACGGAAACTGGTCTATTGATTATGATGCAACAAAACCAGATGGTCAGTTTAGAAAAGATGTTAGTTGTGATAGAATGATAGAAAGCCTCGGAGAGGTTAGTTTTACAAGTTTTAGAGATGGAGTGCTCAAAGTATATGAGGCACTCCGCCAGGGAGAGAAGCAATAATGTATTGGCCCCTTATGAAAGATTGCGTCACCGCAGCCGATAAAGAAGCGATGATTAATTTCATTACTTCCACGGATCGGTTCACTAATGGACCACAGGTGAGGGAGTTTGAGAGGCAGTGGTCTGAATGGCTCGGCTGCAAACACTCTCTCTTCGTATCGTCTGGGAGCACAGCTAATCTTCTCCTCGTCGCCGCGATCAAAGAGAAATATGGACTTGAATCCGGTGATAAAGTATTGGTACCCGCCATGACTTGGGTGACAAACATTTCACCTATTATACAGTTAGGTCTACAGCCTATCTTTTGCGATGTTGATAGCAATAACTTTGGCTTTGACCTGGAACACTTACAAAGCGTCGCTACTAAGCATCCTGATATTAAGGCAGTCTTTGTAACCCACCTATTTGGAATTCCTGCTGATATGGATAGTTATCGACAGATCCTCCCGGACGCGGTTTACATGGAGGACGTTTGTGAGTCACATGGCGCTACCTACAAGGGGCAAAAAGCCGGAACTCTCAGCGAAGGTTCAACGTTTAGTTTTTATTTTGGGCACCACATGACTACTATTGAGGGTGGATTTGTTTGCACTAACGACGATGAACTATTTAACCTTATGAAAATGAAGCGAAGCCATGGCATGGCCCGTGAAGCCCAAGGGGGTAAGTTCGAGGAGTATAAAGAGAGATATCCCGACGTACACCCTCAGTTTCTATTTGTCACGGACGGCTATAACTTCCGAAGCATGGAACTCAATGCAGTCCTGGGGCTTTCACAACTCCCTCGGCTTGACGCTTGCATCGCCCGCCGCCAAGAAATTTATGATAGATTTTTAAGAATGATTGAGAGTTATGATCTATTTCACATCCCATCTCAAGAGGGAAACAGTAGCTTTTGTCTTCCGTTTATCTGTTACCAAAGAGAAGTAAAAGAAAAGCTCGAATCCTTTTTAAGCGAGAGTGGAGTGGAAACTCGTCCTCTGTGTAGTGGCAACCTATTACGTCAGCCCTTTCTCAAAGACTATGACCTTGACATTGAAACCACCGCGAATGTGGATTTTCTACACGAAAATGGATTCTTCATCGGCAACAATCATCTGATAACTGATTCAGAACTAGACACCTTAGAGGAGATGCTTCATGAGTTTTCAGGATTACTATAAACATTATCTAACCCTTCACCAGAATCCCTGGAACAGGCTTCTGCATGTCCTGGGACAGGCCGCCACAATCGCCTATATTGTGTGGGTGATATCCACCGGGTATTGGATTCTTTTACTCGCTGCTCCCTTTGTGGTCTACCCCTTTGCGTGGAGCGGACATATGTTTTTTGAAAAAAACACCCCGGCCGCTTGGTCTAAGCCTCTTTGGGCGAAAGCCTGTGATTGGGTAATGCTTAAAGATATTTTATTAAGGAGAATATAGATGTCTAAGATTTTTATTACAGGAGGTGCTGGTTATATTGGCACCACGTTGGTTCCTAAATTACTAGATTTAGGTCATGAAGTTACTGTATTTGATATGTTGCTCCACGGTGGAAATCAAATCATTCCTTTTTTTAGGCATAAGAACTTTAATTTTATTCGCGGTGACATTCGAGAATTTGAAAAGCTTCAAGAAGCCGTCACTGGCCAGGATATTGTAATCCACTTAGCCGCCATAGTGGGCTTTCCCGCGTGCAGGATGAATCCCGAAATGGCCCGGGAGGTAAATGTAGACGGAACCATTAACTTGATTAACGCATGCACGGCAGATCAGCCTATTCTCTACGGCTCTACCGGCAGCAACTATGGGGTTGTTACAGATGTATGCACCGAAGAGACTCCTCTTAATCCTTTGAGTCTATATGGAGAAACTAAGACGGAGGCAGAATACCTTTTGATGGAACGCGGCAATGCCGTAGCGTATCGATTCGCTACCGCTTTTGGCGTCGCGCCCCGCATGCGCCTTGATCTACTGGTTAATGATTTTTCCAATAAGTGCTTAAGAGATGGGTATTTGATTGTCTATGAGAAGCACTTTATGAGAACGTTTATTCATGTGTCCGACATCGCCGATTCGTTTATCTTTGCCATTAACAACCTTTCAGATATGATGGATAATGTGTATAATGTTGGTTCGGACCACATGAACTACAGTAAAGAAGCAGTTTGCAATATGATAGCCGAAAAGACAGACGCATTTGTACACTTCGAGGATATTGGTGAAGACGCCGACAAGAGAAATTATATTGTCAGTTATGATAAAATCAATCAGCTAGGCTTTAATGCTCAAATCTCTATGGAAGAGGGGATCGACGAGATCCTGGAAGTATTAAAGGTGATGAATTTTGATGATCATTATCATAACGCCAAATACTTTTAGAGAGAACGATATATGACTGTAAAGGATTTAGACCAAAGCCCCGACCTCCCAATGACCTTTGTCCCTAAGGGCTGGGGGTTTGAGAAGTGGATTGTCAACACTGAAGAATATTGTGGTAAGCTGTTATATTTTGTAAAGGGCAAACGTTGCTCGTGGCATTATCACGAGCTGAAGGATGAAGTGTTTTATATTCAATCGGGTAAAGTTTTGGTAAAATATTCCGATAGAGATGATATTAACTCTGCCCATGAGCTTATATTAGAGCGCGGCGATAACTTTCATGTTTATCGAGGACTTCGTCACCAAATGATTGCGCTCGAAGACACGGAACTCTTTGAGTTCTCGACGCAGCATTTTGACACAGACAGTCATAGAATTAAAAAGGGTGATTAGATGAGGTTAGTTACAGTCACAGGGTGCCTAGGCTTTATTGGGTCGTATGTAACCCGAGCCTGCTTGGAACGCGGTTGGCGTGTTTATGGCATAGATAAGTGCACATACGCAGCTAATACCGGCTTGATTCAGGAGTTTAATGAAAATCCCTTATTCACATTTGAGCAAGCTGATATTGCAACACTCACCAGCCTTCCAGATTGTGATTATGTTATTAACACAGCCGCTGAGACGCATGTGGGAAACAGTATCATTGAGAGCGATGACTTTATTCGTACCAATGTTAACGGTGTTAAAAACCTCTTAGACCTGATACGACAAAAGCCCACAAACATTTGCGAACCACCTATTTTATTCCATTTCAGCACAGACGAGGTCTACGGAGACATCACTGCAGGCGCCCACGTAGAGACAGATCCTCTCCACCCGAGTAATCCATACTCAGCCTCAAAAGCCTCATCAGACATGCTAATCAAGGCTTGGACCCGCACCTACGGACTGAAGTATCTGATCCTTCGTCCCACGAACAACTATGGCATATATCAACACTGGGAAAAGCTAGTGCCCCTGACCATCAAGCTACTGCAGCGTAACAAGAAGATTCGCCTCCATGATAGAGGGGAGCCAGTGAGAAACTGGTTGCATGCAGCCGATACCGCCTCAGCCGTAATCACTATCATAGACAGCGGGACTGTTAACGAGATATATAATGTGGCCGGCGGCTTTGAACAAAAGAATCTTGAAACTGTACAAAAAATCCTAACATCTTATTTTAACCGCTCTGTGAACATAGAGGACTATACAAACCTAGATCACACACGCCCAGGACAAGATGTGAGGTATTCACTAAACGACGATAAACTACGATCCTTAGGGTGGGAACCCAGCAGGATATTCGATAACGAAATAGATTCAATAGTTGAATACTATAAAAACAACTTTCATTGGTAAAAGGAGAAAATGATCATGAAATTATCAAATCAAGCAGTTGGAGCCCTGATGATGGCTCTCCAGAAGTCGCTCCTGGAGCAGAGCGATATTGTGCCGGTCCTCACAGAGATGGATCTAGAGCTGTCGGACGATGGTACCCTGGTGGTGACCAATCCTCCGGTTGTGTCTTTAGAGGGAGTAGATCTCGCCGGCACTGAGACCATCACGGACTCAACCGTTTTGATCCCTGAGGGTTGATATGCCCCGTTATAGCTATCGCTGCACAGTTTGTGAACAAACAAGCACAGTCCAACATCTTTCATCGGAAACACTTTCGGACTGCAGCGATTGCAAAGAGTTGGGAACAATGGTAAAACTTTTGAATCGTTTTACTACGGCTCCCAAAAAAAACCTACGCAAGAAAGTAGGACAAGTGACTGAAGAATTTATAGCTGACGCCAGAGAAGATCTCAAGCAGCAAAAAAAGACCCAGGAAGAGAAAGCATGATGGAACTTTACATATTATTAGCTGTCTCAGTAGGGATAAATATATGTTTAATATGGTATATTTCCAAACTCCTCCGGAAGTTTGTATTTATATCTGAAAATATGGCAGATCTATTTCTCACTAACAAGGCGTTCGAGGCTTTTCTAAAATCAATGTATAGCATGGACAACTACCACGGCGAACCAATGATTCAGGAGATGATGCTCCGCATCCAAGAAGTCTTAGCAGAGATGGAAGATTTCCGAGAAATATTTGAATATGGTCTCGACGCAGAACTAGAGGAAGAACTGAATGCCACGCAAGAAGAGAACTAGAAAAAAGAATCATTATTTTACGAGCGTCCACGAAGATGCGATCATTAAATATGCCAACACCGAAGACCGAGAGCTTCGCTCAAAGTTATACGTAGAGTACATCCAACCGGCGTTTGATCAAATGGTTGATAAAATTATCTATACCTATCGCTTTACAACGTTGCCAAATATTGATTACTTAAAAGCTGACTGCAAAGTGTGGCTCACCACAATCTTAAACAAGTACGATCCAAGTAAGGGATCCAAAGCATTTTCCTATTTTTCGGTAGTAACGAAGAACTGGTTTATCCATAAAGTCAAGAGGACCCAAAAACGAAATCGTACCGAAGTCTTCATGGAGGATATTATCAGCCAGTTGGACGAAGACTTAATCTCTCAGGAAAAAACTTATTTTCAGATGCGATCGGAGATGGAGTTTTGGTCTTCGCTCCACGGTGAGATCGATACTTGGGACTCCTTCATGCTCAAGGAAAATGAAAAAAAGGTTCTGATGGCTGTCCGGATCCTCCTAGAATCAGCCGATCAGATAGAAATTTTCAATAAAAAAGCTATTTACTTATATCTTAGGGAGATTACAGGACTGAATACCAAACAAGTCGTTAATAATCTTAATAAACTAAGAAAACGATATAGGACGTTTAAGAACAAATGGCAAAACGGCGAGATCTAAGCCTAGACGAATATCTAGAAGAGACCACAAAAAACATCAGAGAAGACAGGGCAATGGCCAAGTCGCTCCTTATGGACGTTATGGCTGACATGGCTTCGTCCGCAACCGACCGACGGGAGATGGGACCCATCGCCGCAAAGTTCGTAGAAAACCTGCAGCGCTCCAATGAACAGATGGTTAAGCTTGCTTCGATCCTCCAAAGACAAAAGACAACCAACGTTGGACTTACAGAAAATGACAAAGAAGAACTCTTTGACCTGTTGAACGAGAATAAAGACTAATGGCTGACGGCGGTTTCACCCTCGAAGAGTTAACTTATGGGCAGCTCAACAATCTTCAGGAGAATGATTCTAATGCCTCCGGAGATCGGCGCCGTACTGATCCTGTCACAGCTCTGCGCATAGCAACAGAAAAAGCCTTTGCCCGGGACACTCTTCAAGGGATATCAGAGTTTTATGGGATTGTAGTGGGGCGCCGAGTGATCACGACTGCGGTCTATGACTATCGCCCGACAGTCCTCAACACTTTCCCTACCATACAGCAAGAGGGTGCTGCAGCCGACCCGGAACCAAAGCTGGAAGACGCAGATATCAATCAGTATCTCTATAAAGTGTATATCCCAGAGCTGCAGCCACTCTGTCCTCCTGCAAGTTTCGATGATCCTATTATTTTTAACTATCCTGATGTGGGTGTTGATCTACCACTTGAAGGAAAGAGAGATATTGCTCTTGGTTCTTTTGTGACGGTCCGCTATGAAGATCCCGGCAATCTTTTCGGACCGAAAATCGTGAAAGTATCAGATGAAGTGTTGAGAATCACCAATCTTTCTTCAAATATATCAGGTAAAATCCAATTTCAGGACGGACGTCCTTCGACAGTGGGTGGCTATGGCGGAAGAGATTTTAAAGGTCGCCTAGTCCCGGACACACTAGAGGGCTGCGCTGACCATGCGGCTACAGGGTTTAAAGCCAAAAGGAATATCTTGAATGAGCCAATCGTTACGTCCGAAATCGTTCCAAACGCGTACGGCGGATATATCAAAGGTAAAGCCTCCTTTATCAAAAAAGTTGAGGCAGCTTATCGAGACCTCGAAGATCAAGGGATTATACTATCCGTAGGAGACTCACTCCGCTCCTACGATGTTCAACGTAGCGCATACATGAACAAAGGTCAACCCGGGCAACCGAAATTTGACACCCTTACGAATCGCTCTCTAGTGGCTCATCCATGCGCAGGATATCATACGGAGGGACAAGCAATAGATATCGAACAGACAAGCGCGCAAAAGGCTGATATTCTGGCTCATGGACCCATATATCAAGCTCTATACAATGCTGGTTTACGGCGCATTAACCGGGAATATTGGCACTGGTCGGTGGGCGAAGCAGCCGGACACTCAGCTACAGGAGTCGGCGGCCATGATCGCGATAAAGTTTTCGGTCAAGGGGTTAAATCATCTCCTCCTGATACATTCCGCCCGGGCTCGACCCCAAGTACGGATAACGAGGAGAGCACCCCCTCCGGATTCGACTCGCAAGAGGCTGGACCATGAGCAATAAAACACCTACCGTAAATGTAGACCTGATGTCCGCGGGAGAGCGAGCCCACTACGAGGCTCTCGACCCTAAACAACAAGCAGAATATATTGGTTACGGCGAAAGTACTCGCCCAGCCTTTGATGTTCCTCAATATATTACCAATCAAAACGAGAAGGTGATTAAAAAGAACGGATCTTTTATAGTCCTTGGGCTAGATCGCACCAACACTATTCTCTCCCAAAGACGCGAAACGCATGCGGCTGCAATTGATCTAGTGGTGGGGAGAAAGAGCTTTTTGGGTCGCCGACGTAATGCAAAAGGCAAATTAATGAATGTCGACCCCGATATGACATTAGATGCGGCGCGCGTCTATATATCTCAAAAATGCAACATTGATGGGGAATTAGGATTAAGTGCCCCTCGCTATACCACAGATGAATCCCCGAGGAGCACAGTAGCTTTAAAAGCCGACACAATCCGTCTAGTGGGCCGCGAAAACATTAAAATTGTAACTCGAACGGACCAGTTTAATTCCCAAGGCGGCGAAGTGAGCAACCTCAGTACCAAAGACTTTGGGATTGAACTCATAGCCCTAAACGATACTACTAGTCTCCAGCCACTAGTAAAGGGAGATAATCTACAGGCTTGCTTAAACGCTATTGTGGACTCTATCAATGAACTGCGCGGACTGTTTAATAACTTTGTAGAGGCGGATCGGAATGTATCCCGGTCTCTAGCTACTCATGCACACTATGGGACCTTCAACGGCGGACGCACATCTCCCGACTTTGAAAACTTACCTACCAGCATCCAGACGCTAATCGATAAAGTAACCGATGTGACGGCTCAGCTTCCACTACATGCGAGCAAGACTGCATTAATAAAGACCAACTACTTAGGGGCAGTACAAGTTGCGGACACAGTAGATCCGTTCGACCTAGTTCTAGGTGAAGACAAGGGACAAATTAATCCAGCACTGAATGTTCTGAGCAAATACAATAGCACCAACTAATCTTATGGCTACTATCCCCACAATCACACAGACCCCGAAGAGATATCCTGGAAAAGATGTCAAGATACCTTTTTACGCGGATAGGGACAAGCTTTATCGTCTTAAACTCCGAGTGCGTAAGATTAATCGAGCAGAGTTTCAGCAAGATCCGAACAGCATTGATATTGATGGACTTCGAGAAGATGCAATCCAGTACTACATTACATATTATTTCCCGGAGTTCTATGCCTTTTTGTTTGATCGGAATGCATTTGAGGAAATGCTTCCTGAAAATACCAGTCTTAACGAGGTGGAAGATGTGGTCAACGAGATACAACGTAGTATACAGCTGGAGACTTTCTTCGCCGACATTAATCCGAACAAGAGCCTGGTGGTATTGAATACATACTACGACTTCGCAGACACTCGCCAACAATGGATTGATGAAGAGAAAATGCCGTCCTACGAGGATAATGCCGCGTTCTTCCGTGAAAAGAATGATTTCTCTAATCCTACGTCACAAACAGTTTTAACTATTAGCACCCTTCTCCAAGATAATAGCCTTCTGAACAGTGGGCTCCAAACGTTCGACACACAGTTCAGAAACTTTGAAGGACAACTTAACGTTAATGTTAACTTTACATCCTTGCAGAATTCTACCTTGATGATCCTTAATATGATCGTACAACAACTTATGCATCAGATCAAACAGACGGCCCCGGGAGTAAGGATCACCGATGCGGATACTATCACTATTCAGTTTGGATCCGGCGATAGGGGTCAAGCCGTTGTGACAGGTATCCAATATTTGATTAGCGAAGAGTCAATCGAATCCCAGCCCCTTAAAGTCGGTGAGTTCTCCTACGCCCTATATCACAGAAGCTTCAAGGACCCGATGAGTCTAGCCGTGCTTAAGGATTACCGCAACATTATTAATGGAGTCCAGAGCTTGGCAGCAGGTGGTAATGGGGGTTATGGCTCAACTGCTGGTCTTAACTTCATGGACTTTCTGAACAAGCCAGAGACCATACAGAGTCTCGGCGCCGAGTTGAGCCTCCTAGCAGAAGCTTCCGGGTCACTCATCTTAAATGTAGACCCAGAACCACAAAAAGCCTTAGAAGCCGAGTTCTTGAAAGTTGCTGCAGAAGCTGGACTTATCGATATCTCAGATACAAAGGAACTAGAAAAAGGTTTTGCAGAGAGTTTTACCACCGAAGAGATCAATAAACTTAAGACACAGATAGCTATGAACCCTGCTCTCTATACTAAAGTTGCCTCCCGTCAGAAAACCAGGATGCTCAAAAATGCATTAGAAGTTACCAATGTGATTGATGAGGTGATGAATAAGGGACCATTAGGACTGCTCGATAAATCTCCTGCGGGTAAGGCCATCTCCAAGGTATTCCGTACATTCGGACTCGATGCGTTGGCAAAAGAGATTGTTATTTGTCTGACCGGTGGATTTAATATTGAAACAAGCCGTATTACCCAAGCAGTCCGAAATTCATTGACTGAGGTATTGTCAAAGAACTACTACAAGAAACCACAACCCCCTAAAACTATCGTTATCCCAAAGATCGACGAAGCTATGTTCAAACCTAAGCTAAAGGATGGAAATGTGGGGGATATCATCTTGGGGGTTTTGGTTGATACTCTTCAAGAGGCTGCCCTAGAAGCAATCAAGCAGATGGTTGAACTAATCCGCGAAACGTGCCCCCTCACTAATCCTCGCGCCACTGACTACGGCGCCACGAACCTAGAGGACTACATTGACCCAGATCCGCTAGCAGCGGCAGCCTCTCCGCGAGGAAATCAGTTAGACCGAATCGCCGAGAAGAACGGACTCACTCCCGCGCAACTAATGCAATATCTCAGAGATGTGTCGACGATCTTAAGCTCCGTGGACCTCTGTAATCTGCTTATTAATCAAGCCGGAGTAACTGGCGAACTTATCAACAAGATCATCGCCTTCAATGAGGAATATCCGGTTGATCGAATCTCTCAGTATCTTAACACCGAAAACGCTATCATGGGCTTCTTCTTGGATGTCTCGGGTGTTGCAGATGTAACCGAACTCTGCGAGGAGATTGCAAACGAAGTATACCAACTAAATGCCGACGACATCTGTTTGGTTCTGGGAACAAACCTAGACGACATTCTCGACGTCATAGAGAACGGACTGCAGCTTCAGTACCCCACACTCAACTTTGATTGTGCAGACAAAGAGAACTTTATTAATGACCCTACGCTTACCAAAGCAATCCCCGAACTGTTTAGCACTATTTCCGAATCAATTGAGCTGCATTTCATCAACTCAGCTGAAGCCATTAAATCGATTCTCCTAGAGCCTGATCTTAAGAATGCGGATGATTCGGAAGTTCTCCGGCGCTTAGATATTGTAGCCGAAATGGGCAGACAGACAGATGCCACAGGAAGCCTAGAGGGAATCAACCAGCAAGTACTGAATACAATCATGACGGCGATCGAGACCTTGGCTACAGCTGCTGGTACCCTAGAGGAGGCGTGCGACCCTCCTCCCTCTGAGATCTTGGGGTTTGATACCAGTCTGGCTCTTTCTACGGGTGCTACCATCGCCGAAACCATCCAAGGAGCCATTAATGATCCAGCGTTCCTTGGCTCACTATCAAATATTAACACAAAACTGAACAATATCAATAGCATGGATGCACCTGGGGGGATCTCGGCACCTATTATTCAGACGTATGACTTTAATAGAGAGTTTCTCAATGAGTTCAGTAACTACATCGATGCATCACAGTACGCATATGATGACACTCCCGAGAACTACCCCTTTACGGTCGAGAGAAATATGAGCGCCATGCGGGTTCCTCCGCAGCCGGTAGATCCTTCGATACCAGCAGTAGTTTCCGGAGAAACTCAGACATCCATGATGCTCGATACCGAGTTTATGGACCCTCCACAGGAGGGGGATTACTACGCAGAGTACATCAAGTTTGATCTCCCTACGTTGTCATGGCCCGTCCGTATGGGTGGTGACCCGGATTACTTACGGATCCGCTACCCCCGAGAGGAGTTCAATAACCCACGGGTGATTATAGACTTCCGCTCAACTGTTATCGACACACAATTCGCCGAATCGTTGGCATCAAATGACGCTGAGTACCTAGAGGATTTTGCCGACTACACTACTAGCCGCGCTGCTAACCCATATGTGGATCAGTTTGTAGATGCCTATCGGGCCGCGGCTGACGAAAATGGAGAAGTGCTCACCAACCCCGAGGTATTGGAAGTAGAAACGTTCCGCTTCCCCGAAGCCTATGCAGCACTTGTTGACGGCATGTTTGATTATGTGTTAGAGAACGGTGTGTTTACAGCTGCCAAGCTCCAGTCGCTGAACTTCTTCCATCTCAATGAGAACTGTCCCCCAAATGAAGTAGCCGACCTTCTAGATATCAACGGCATCCTTGCCGCCATGGCTGCCGAATATCGTGAGCAGGCGTGCAACTCGTTTGAGAGCCTCGAAAACCCAAACCTCACTATGCGCGCAAAGGTAAGGAACATCGTCAAGTACGGACTATATCTTCTCCTTATTCAGCTGCACATCGCCGAGTTCATTCTCAAGAACATCTTTGTGTTCTCAGCATTTACAATCGATAGCCTATTACAAAACACAGACGGATTCTTGTTTAAATACTTCAAGAGCCAGGTTACTAGCTCTCTGACGCGTTTCCTGGATACTCCATCACTCCGGGGTAAGATGTTTGACGAGCTAGATAAAGGTAAGATAGAAGAGAATCTCGTTGCGTACTTTAATGCCAAGATCGCCCGGGCTAGCGTCCAGGAGTCAGGTGGTATTAGATATACTCAAGCTCCGCATGACATAGCTTTCCCAACAGGTACTCTCTTCACATTGGATGAATATCTTCTCTCGCTGACGGGACCTAACGCCGGTCCCACACCACCCCAAAGTTTTGACCAGATAATCGAATACTTAATCTCCGAGCGTCTGTATTCCGCGCGCTATCCGATCAACAACACTATTCGACGAGCCCTAAGAGATAACACGGCACTCCCGATGAACCTCGCGCTCCTGTCGACCTACCCAGTACTGGAAATCACCAACGAAGTGGCTCCTACCATTGCGAGTGTCACCACGGCAGCTGGTGCCATATTTGCTCAGCAGCCTACCGTATTTGTTGTCCGTCGTATTTCAACAGTAGGTATTCACTATGCGTTGTGGTTCTATGATGCTGGAGAACCACCGGAAATCGTGGACGATACATCCCCCTATGATTCTCAGGACATCGAGGAGATCTCCGAGCTGCTTACGGATACCGATAATGATGGAATCCCAGACGTCGTCGATGCAGATGCTGATGGCGACGGAGTGCTGGATAGTGTCGCTGGGGCTCAGGCTGTACCGTTGATCCCTGAGTTCTATACCGGAGTTATTCCGAATCCCAATGAAGTCACGAGTGGTGATACTCAATCCGCAGCTGGGGAACAAGCACCACCTAGCAGTTCCAGCGAATTCCAAGAGGACTTGGGAGTTGATTTTGACACGATTGTGGAAGTGCAGGATCTTGCACAAGACACTACTATGGAAGAAGTTATTAATGACGATGCGCTTGTCGATCCTACGGCAATACGGTCCATACTGATTTCTCCTCAAGTCGCTGGATCTTATGTTTATAACACTCCAGGCGGCGACGCAATGGTAGAGGATACACTAGTTGAGATTGACGCGCTCATGGGACAGTTTAATAACTTAGGCTTTGATATTCCGGGTATGATGAATCTCTTGGATCTCTCCGCGATAGGAGCCAACCCCGCCGGCGTCATGGACTTTATGAACAATCTGTCTCCGGACGGAGGACAAGATGGTAATGATCCAAACTCCGGCGACGATGACGACTCGGGAACTTCAAGCGCCACCGGCGACGATTTCGGTTCCGATTTTACTACAGGCACAAATGAAGAAACCGGTCTCGCGACAATTACTCTTAACGGAGAAGTCGGCACAGGCATCTGGGCAGGACCCTTCGGGGACGGACCCGGAGGCGCAAATCTCTCTGGACGTAACCCGATCGATACCGAGATGTTCGGACCACCCTCACTTGTAGCTGAGTCAGGGTTCTCTGGAGGATTGACACCACCAGAATCTGCCACTCCTTTCTCTGGACTATCTGCAAATCTAACTGTGGAAGGGTTTTCAGTCCTTCAGGGTATTGCCGCCGGACTGAGTAATGCGTTAGATAATATTGAGCCACCGGAGTAGAATAAAAAATGCCACGATTCTTACAGCCATCGCAGATTGCAACAGCAATCAATGACCCGAACTCTCTCTCTCCGGACACCTCTGGGACAAGTCCTATACAAACAGAAAGCGATTTTGTTTATGACTCCAGCGGACGCCTAGGTGCCACCAATGCTGACGCATGGAGAAATTTATCCCCTCTCGACGTTGTTGGAAACTTAGGAAATATCCAAACCCCTGACCGTGAAACTTGGTACTCTTATTTAGCATTAGGGAATCAACTGATTAGCACTGCCCGGAGCCTTAACAACATCAACCCCTATCCATTACCTCCGCTAGCTTCGGGTACTCCATACGAAGACTATATTGCCACTCGTAAGACTCTTTTAGAAATGATGAGTACCGAGCTAGATGATCTTGAAGCAAAAATCAGTGAACCACTACGCCCAGTCTATGATGCAATATTGAGATCCGGAGGCGGCACCCGTTTCCAGGTCGAGTCTAATATCTATATTGATGATGAAGCCACATTTGACTCAATGCTTCGCGACCCGGGACCGATCTTACCGCTGCCCCCTGCCTTATTTACTTTTTACCTCCCCCCTGCCTCTACGCTGCCGCCCTATGGTGATCTGGGTCGCTGGGTCGCGCTGCGCATTGTTATTCGTTTATATGCCCTACATAATGTTCTGCTGGGGTCGGACCTTACTCCTACCTCCTTTGATCTAGTGAGCGTCCGATGTGATCTGAGGGTCATCCCTAAGATCCTAGGCAACATAGATGCGGCGCTGAATGTCTTTCGAGAAGCCATTGATGATTATCCAGATGAAGTTCAGCGACTTCTGGATGAAGGCACCGAAGCCCAACAGGAAGAACTAGAAGGGCTCCTTGGAGATGTAGCGCCTGAGTTTACCTTTGTAGAATCGCTTACAAGCGGAGAGATTAATGCGATCTCTCAACAAGAAGCCTACAAACAGTATTTTGCAACCACATTCAACGAAGAGCTGATAACTACTATACCTCTCATACAGAACCTATATCTGACAGAAAAATATTTTAGCGGAATCACTACAGCAATGTTTCCGCCCAAGAGAGCAGCACTATCAGTCCTTCTTAACACAATCAATAATGATGAGCAGTTCCAGATGGAGCCTGACCTGAGTCGCCCTTCCTCCACGGCTGCTATTAAGGAGGCAACTGGTAACTTCGATGTGGACGCAAGGGAGTTCATCCTGAAAATGATCATCCAAACTCCTATTAGTATCCTGAAGGGACTTGTGGAACTGATCGACCCTCATGTAGCCATCACAAAGATTATCAAGATCGGCTCGGCCACTGCCTTCAATGAGGGGATCGAGTACCTCAATCCTGTGGCCCAGCAAATAAAGGCTCAACTTGCGGCAGAAGGTATTCCTAATAACCTCACAGGACAACGCCTGATGGAGGTAGTATTGTGTTTAATTGAGGCAGGATTCGAGACCACCGAGGAGGCAATCGAAGCTTTGCTTCCTCCGGATATGGCTGAGGTGCCCGGTGATTTATTGCCGTCTGTGTCTCTCGATGGTATTGACTTTACAGGCACAATCCCCGGAATGTTCATGATTCCTCCGAGCCCATTTGGGTTACTTTATTTGCTTCTAGAACTAGTTAAGAATGCAATAGGGGAAACCGAAAACGTTTCAGACGCCGGCACCCGCACCGAAGAGTGCTAAAGAGGGAGTGAGATGAGTTCAGGACTATCAGTCAAATTACCTTTAGAAGTCAGCGAGACTTTTGGTCCGTATGGACTGAATCAAAACTATGTGGAAATGGCTACTCAGAATCTTAAGATGCTGATCCTGACCAGCCCCGGGGAGCGAATGATGGACCCGGGCTTTGGTGTGGGTTTAAAATCTTACTCTTTTGAGTTAAATAATGTCACTACTTATATGGATATTACCACGGCGATCCAACAGCAGGTTCAAAAATACCTAAGCTACATTACAATTGAGGACGTACGGTTCAGCACACCCGAGAACAATCCTGACCTATTTCCGCACGATCTTAATGTGAGCGTGCTATTTAGTATAGTATCCCTTAACCAATCTTCAGTCCTGGAAATACAAGTCAATCGACCTATTTAATGAGATTTAATAATGACAAAAAAGCAGCAACCTATCAACTACACTAGCCGCGATTTCGATTCCATTCGTAAGGACCTCGAAGACTACGCGCGTCGATACTATTCTGATACTTACAAAGACTTTAGTGAGGCTTCTTTTGGTTCGTTAATGCTCGACACAGTGGCTTATGTTGGTGATATTCTCTCCTTTTATCTGGACTACCAGACTAATGAGAGTTTTCTAGACACTGCTATTGAGTATAACAATGTAGTACGTCTCGCCAAACAGATGGGATTCAAACTTAACACGAGCCCATCTTCCTATGGCGTTCTCTCTTTTTACATTCAGATTCCTGCACAAGCAACGGCAGTAGGACCTGATCTTGCGTATGCACCGGTCCTCCGAGCCGGTTCCACATTTTCATCCACCGGAGGCGGACAATACACACTACTGGAAGACGTAGACTTCGCGACTCCTACAAACCAGATTGTTGTGGGCACCGTGAACACATCCACCGGTGCACCGACTAACTATGTCATTCGCGCCCAAGGTCGAGCAGTCTCGGGACGAACCGCCTTCCATGAAGTTGAAGTGGGAGCCTTCCAACGATTCCGCCGAGTGAGTCTAGGAGTGCGAAACGTTGCAGAGGTGCTGTCGGTAGTAGACTTAGAGGGGCATCAGTATGTGGAAGTGGATCACCTGTCGCAAAACATCGTCTTTCAAGCGATCAAAAACTCGAACTCCGCCACCAATACTACAGTTCGTAATATTCTAAAGGCGGTCCCAGTAGCTCGCCGCTTTACGGTCGAGCATGAAGGCGATAACACATATTTACAGTTTGGATATGGTTCGGACTCAGAATTATTGGGTACCTCAGTAACTGATCCATCTAATGTTGTCCTTGACATGAATGGGCGCACCTACATAACAGACCCCGACTTCGACCCAACGAAACTTATCAGCACTGATAAGTTTGGCATCGGACCTTCAAACACTTCGTTGCGTATTGGATATCGTGTCAATACTGTAAATGATGTAAATGCTGGTGTGAATACTATCACCCGTGTCGACAGTCCGCTCATTCGTTTTACTTCTCAGGGCTCGCTATCGCAGGCTCAGCGTAATAGTGTCATTAACTCCCTGGAGGTCTTGAACGAAGAGCCCTTTGTGGGAGACATATCACTCCCCAACTCAGAGGAGATCAAGCAGAGGGTCATGGGCTACTATGCGTCCCAGAACCGCGCGGTGACTGCCCAGGATTATCAGTCGATTTCATATGGCATGCCAGGTAAGTTTGGGTCCGTCAAGCGCGCCGCCGTTGTTAGAGATTTCGATGAGTTTAAGCGAAACATTAATATCTATGTTATCTCCGAGGATACCAGCGGAAAACTGTTGGCGCCAAACCAGACATTGAAAAATAACTTAAGAACTTGGCTTCTACAGTATAAGATGATCAACGATACAATAGACATCCTCGATGCGACTATTGCTAACTTTGGAATTAACTTTGTGGCTGTTATAGACCCTAATACGAATCGATTTACAGCCCTGAATCGAGCCACAGTAGCACTCCAGCGCTATATCAGCGAAAATCAATACGAGATCGGAGAGTCGATTCAAATAACAGACTTTTATAAAGTACTGCAGAAGGTACCCGGCATTGTTGACGTAGAAGATCTAGAGATCGTCGCGAAAACAGGCGCCCAATATTCTGATCTAAGTTATGACTTTATTGAAAACCTCTCTCCCAACGGACAGAGAATCGAAGCTGCTAACAACGTTGTTTTTGAACTTAAGTATGCTAACGTTGATATCAAAGGATCTATAAGATAATGGCTATTTTTAGATACACAGCAAGTGCCGATACCACAATCACCAATGCATTTGAAGCTAATCTAGTTACGCGCGGCACTGGCTCCAATATGGGATATGCAGATGCCCTAGAGGTGTTCTCAATCTATGGACAGGAGTCGGGATCTAACGGGCAGTCCCAAGAACTTTCACGGATCTTGATTAAATTTCCTATTGACGCTGTTAAAGCAGATCGCACGAGCGGCAAGCTTCCCGCTTCCGGTAGCGTATCTTTCTATCTTAAGATGTTTAATGCCGAAACACCGTTTACACTACCACAAGACTTTAATCTTATTGTAGCACCGGTGTCTCGCTCATGGAGTGAGGGTACTGGCTTGGATATGGATAACTACCAAGATTTAGGAGTTTCAAACTGGGGCTCCGCCAGTGCCACTGCTGGCTGGACCCGCGTGGGCGGCGATTACCACACTGCTTCGGCCCTAATAAACAACGTTCACTTTCCTCTAGGTTACGAAAACCTAGAGACTGATATATCCCATCTGGTCGAGGAGTGGATCACCTATCTTGATACCTCAGCCGCCCCCGGCGTCATTAAGAACTATGGAGTTGGAGTGCATCTCACCGCGAGTCAAGAAGCTTACTTCTCCTCCTCAGTTGGCGATGGGGTGGAGGGAGCCGCAGCAGACTCTGGATCGGTGATCCAAAATACTGTAGGGGCCACTCAATCATATTATACTAAGAAGTTTTTTGCTCGATCTAGCGAGTTCTTCTACCGCCGTCCATATATCGAGGCTCGCTGGGATTCCCGAATCATGGATGACAGGGAAAACTTCTATTACTCTAGCTCAATGGCGCCTGCTCTGGATAACCTTAACAGCCTGCATCTCTACAACTATATCCGAGGCCGCCTCGTTAATATTCCGGCAGTAGGAACAAATGACCTGGAGGTCTCATTCTATTCTAGTTCTAATGGAGAACCTACTGGATCCGCAATCGCTCTCTCCGCGGGGGGCAGTACGGTCACAGCCGGTGATATTAATGCTACCGCTAGTTATGTGAGCGCGGGAATCTATTCCTGCGACGTCGCTCTGACTGCTGCGGCAACTCCGCTTCTAGCAATCCATGATGTGTGGCATTCAGGCGGAGTACAATTCTTTACTGGATCCATTTATCCTGAGTTAATGCCAACATATGATTTCGCGCCCACCTTTAATCGCATCACCAGTTGTACTAACCTCAAGAAAGTATACTCCGCCCAAGACACTGCGCGCTTCCGATTTTTTGTGCGTGACCGCAACTGGAGTCCTACTCTCTATGTGGTTTCCACCACGAATAACCCGACCGATATTATCCCGAGCGCCTCTTATAGTATTACAAGAGTGACAGACAACTATTTAGCGGTAGGGTATGGAACCGGGTCAGACTTAAGTACATATCTGTCTTACGACAAAGATGGGAACTACTTTGACTTTGATATGGGACTCCTAGAACCCGATTACATGTATGAAATTAAGTTGTCTTATTACAATGATAGCATAGGAGCTTGGCAAGAACAACCACAAACGTTCAAATTTAGAGTTGAAGAATAATTAGAGCATGAGCATTAAGAAGTATTTCGAAGTTGCTGCAACCATACAGTCTCTCGCAAACAAGTCAGCCGCCGATATTGCATCGGAGATTGAATCTGTTGGGTATCACGAGCAAGATATCATTGAAGAAGAGAGATTTATACCTCGTATCGATTTTTCCAAGCCGGAAAACTTCGCACGGTATGGTTCGGCCGAAGAATACTATGATAGTTCTATCAAGCGTATCTACAACACCTATCCATATGACGGCTCGCTCCAAGAGCGTCTAAAATGGGTTAATGAGTCTACCTATCTGGATCTCTACATCTATGATGAGAAATATCCTCGGACCAATGGCTATGTCATCATGTCAGCGAATGGGGCTGCGACCGATAATATCGCTGATGGATATGGCCGCCCTAGTACTCTAGAATATATCTATGTTGAGGGTGGGCCAAACCCCCATCCCGTGAGCGCTACTCCATTTTCTACACAGTTCACGGGCTCCAACTATTATGAGCCATCGATGAATCGTGGCTCTAACTTGGAGCTAAATCTTGCCACAGATGGTGTATCTCTAGAATTCTGGTTTAAGAAAGATGGATTCTTGGACCCCACTATCACCAACCGTGAGGTTATTTTTGACCTGTGGAATGGCGAAAACTCATCCTCAGTAGACTATGGTCGTTTGCGACTGGAACTAACAGGAAACGTGGCCGACGGCTCAGACCCCTTCTTGTTGACTGTTCTTTCTGGTACCGCCGGTATTTACCGACAACCTATTGCCGCCTCCACGGTCACTAGCGCTTCCGTCGCGGACGGATCGTGGCACCACTATGCAGTAACGCTGAAGTCTGCTTCTGCGGGGATCACCACTCGATTCTATGTTGATGGAGACCTGAACAACGAAACCACACAAGGAACTGTGGGTATTAATGACTTTGATAGTTCTACTCTTCGCGCTTATGTAGGAGCGCTCATTACATCTGTCTCAGGAACAACTACTCCCAGCGTTACACAAGCCGGCGATGGAAAGCTTTCAGGATCTCTTGACGAGCTGCGCTACTGGAAAACTCAACGATCTTCCAAAGACATCGGTCGCTTCTGGTTCACCCAGGTCGGTGGCGGCGTCAACACAGACCCTCAGCCCTTCATAGATACCGTTGAATCGGGTAACGTGGATCTGGGTGTCTACTTTAAGTTCAACGAAGGTATAACGGGTGTAGCGGCGACTGACAGTGTTGTCCTAGATTACTCGGGACGCTTCTCTAATGGTGCGTGGACCGGATACACCGCTAACTCTCGAAACACAGGCTCTGCTATTGTTTCTTCCAGCGCAGCCATCAAAGAGTTCCGTGACCCCATCATCTATTCTTTTCACCCTGCAGTGGAATCACTGAGCGAGTCGCTCAAACTCTCTGGCTCTGCTCACGACGGCACGAACAATGCGTCGATTTATAACTCTATTCCTGCATGGATCACAGAGGAAGACTTTGAGGGGCAGAAAAATCTAGTGTCTATGACACAGATTATGTCTAGCTATTTTGACACATTGCAGCTACAAATTGAGAGTCTTAATACTCTGAAGAATAAGCAATATCCAAGTGGAAGCGATAAGCCTCTGCCCTTTGCCGAAAAGCTCTTGGCGCAACAGGGCTTCGTAGCTCCCGATCTCTTCCTAGATGCAGACCTATTAGAAAAGCTGGCCGACCGAAGCGAAGATTTGGTATATGAGCAGTCTCTCCATGACACTAAAAATACCATATATCAGAACATTTACAACAACTTATCCTACATTTATAAGACAAAGGGAACGACCAAAGCTTTCCGCAATCTGATTCGCTGTTTTGGCATTGATGAAGAATTGATTAAAATCAACATGTATGCCGATAATGTTGAATACGAGCTAAAGAATAACAGAAAAAACATTGCAGTTGCTGATAGGTTCGTAGATTTTAATACTCGTCCCGGAACAGAAGCCGTTGTTTACAACTACGCAGATCCATCTAATCCCAACACGCTTAGTTTTATTCCTTCCAACACTCACTTAACTGGAGGATACGCGATAACGATGGAGACAGAAGTACTCTTCCCTCTTAAACTCGAACAGTCACAGCTGGGTTATATCAATACTAATGTTATCAGCTCCTCTCTTTTCGGAATGCATGGTTCTCGTCGATCTACCACAGATACTACATGGGATGGAGAAGACCGAATCAACTTTCAGGTTTATGCTGAACGAGACGAATTGGATTCTTCCAATGTGCGCTTTGTTCTTACGGGAACAGCCGGCGGATACGTCCCTCGACTAACGTCTAATCTATACCAGGATGTATATAACAATACCCGCTGGAACCTTGCAGTGCGGATTAAGCCAGAAACCTATCCCTTTAAGGGAATGCCCACAGGCTCCGACGCTGGGCTGCCTGCAGTAAACAATAACTATATCGTTGAACTCTATGGAGTTCAAGCGCAAGCAGGGGAGATTATAGAAGAGTTCACCGTCTCGCAAACACTGACAGCTCCTCCGGCCGGATTTATCACCGGCTCGCGCCGAGCATATGTGGGCGCCCATAGACAGGATTTCACCGGGTCCGTATTAGAAAAGACAGATGTCAAGATCAATGCATCTCGCTATTGGCTGGATTATGTCGAAGACGAAGCTCTCCAAGGACACATCCTGGATACTGAAAATCATGGTGCTCTGCAGCCGCATCTTTATGCTTATCCCTTTGATCCCTCTGCATCCTTTGGAGACATTACAAAGTTTGATACTTTGGTCTTTAACTGGGAGTTCCTGAACAACACGGGGTCTAATGCTGCCGGACAGTTCACAGTCAGTGACCTTAGTTCGGGATCCGCAGATTTTACTCGATTCGGCTTACTAGGACAGATCCTTAATAGGCAGTATACTGCGAGCGGCTCCTTCTTTGCTCCCTCATCGACAACACCCATAGACAAGGATTTTGTTGTCTCATCTAAAATGAATCTGCCAGAGCACATTTACTCCGAAGACATGGTTTCAGTCTTGTCCGCCGAGGATCAAGACACGTTCACTTCGGATTCCCGCCCCATCAACTACTTCTTCTCATTTGAAAAGAGTATGTATCAGGTTATCTCGAAAGAGATTATCAACTATTTTGCCAACCTCAAGGATTTCAATAATCTAATCGGCGACCCCGTTGAAAGATATCGACCGCACTACAAGCAGCTGGCCCATATGCGCCAACGATTCTTCGAGAATGTAGAAAACGAAGTATTAGACTTCGACAAATTCTACGAGTTCTATAAGTGGTTTGACACTTCATTATCGATAATGCTGTCACAACTTGTCCCAGCTTCCGCAGATGTAGCCGAAGCCGTGACAACCATGATTGAGAATCATGTCCTTGAACGCCCCAAATATCGAAACAAGTTCCCGTTCCTTCAGAGGGTAGGTGGAAACGAAATTGCTGGTGATGTGGTTCCGGATGGCGACTCCACCGACAACACCTCGCCTGATGACTTCCCATCCGGATTGGGCATCATCGCCAACTCTACCTTAACACGACGTCAGCTCGGCTCGTCTAACCCTCCATACTCAAAGGCATGGAAGTTTTTCCACGCGCCTTTCGGTACGACCCCTGCTGCTGACCTCTCTGGATCCGAGTCCGTAGATCTGTACTGGCATCGCTACCGCCAAGAACGTGAAGACTCAGCACGATCTGATCTCCTGACAGCCATCCAGCAGACATACAATCGCCGCGTCGGCAGTGTCGTCCGCTTGACAGGTGACGGTGGAGTATCGTTCGGCGGAGTGGGACGCCACCACAATAACCGTCCCAACTACACGTTTGGCGCTACGGCCCCCTATGGACCAACGGTCCCAAGTACCAACATCCCCAAAAACATTATGCTGGGCTTTGGACGAGACGTCGAACAGCTGATTGATACCACAGATATTTTCTTCCCCACTGGCGCCCTTAAGCAGCGTCTAGGCTTTGGTCTGGACCCTGGCATTAACGACGTCCCGGAGGAAAGAAAACTCGATGGTAACGTATATGCGCCATTTAGTTTGTACAGCTCCTCAGTTAAGACTGGCTATAACGTTCATGTGATGAACAAGTATAAGTCAGGCTCGATGATTACTAACTTGCATAATGATTTTGTGCAGAGTCATGACATTCCGATGCAGGGCCCGTTCGCCGAGAAGTTTGTTGGCGGCCGCTTCTATCGCCACACTGAAATCAACGACGGTAATGATACCCGCGATGACCGAGCAGAGGGCTTCCGAGTCGAGCTAGGATCCCTAGCATCACCTATGACAGGCACAGTAGGGATTGTGCCCCCTAACTATCCCTTTGGCTCATCTCCCTTTGGCTCAGCGCCTCAGGGCTTCCTTCCCGAGGTGCCCACCGCACAAAGATTCCGTGATGAGACTGCCAAACGTCCGCTAAATATCAAGAACATCTTGATGACCACGGCTTCTGTAGATACTCGCCTCTCGGGCACGATAACTCATAATCCAATCGGCAATTACCAGAAGAACTATGAGGTTATCAACACCGCCGGACGCACCTACAACGATCCGTATTTCCAGGATCAGTCTTTCGTCTTTGCTCTCAATCCAGAGACTCTAGCCACCCGCGGCAGATTCCCTCTGGACCCAACATCTACGGCAAATGTTGATGGTAATCTAGAGTTTGAGCTTCCTAATCGCTCAGGACCTAACTCAAATCAGACTATCATAGTTAACAGGTTCAGCGCACCGGGCGATTATAGTGTTTTGTCTCGGGGCTACATGGAGCCGGCTCACGAAGAGCTATCTGTTAACAATGTTTTACCCTATCGCAACCAGCGTGTCATTAACTTTGGCCTCTCGGGGTCAGCGTCCCTCGACCCGTCAATCCAGAATACTATTCGTGTTGTTGATCAAATCCAGAAGAACCGTGGACTTAATCAGTTATCTACTCTTCACTGTGGACCGTTTGGCTCCGACGCGGCATATGGTTCTGTGCCAGAGTTAACCTATGTAACAGTACCTTCGTGGCAAAAGACTAACCGAAACGCTCAACGTCGCATCGAGCAGGTAGGCGAGACATATGTGACAGGCGCAGTCTATGACAACTTGTTTGTTCAGTACGCCATCCCTAGATCTACCCAACAGTATAGTTGGGTTACAGGCTCACTGATCAGCGGACGCTCTATTCTGGAACTGCAGCCGGTCTCGTGCTGTAGTGCCTCTGTGCTCTCTGAACTTGTAACAAGCGGCACATATGTATCCTCAGACTTTGTGGGACTCCGATCCTTGGTGATAGATCCCGTATCTCAGTCTAGTCATATCCTAGGATTCCCCCTGGCCACAGAAGCTAGCTCCGCATATTATAACTCTGCTTTGAATCTGGGACTCAATAATGGCTCCGACTACTTTAATGTCTTGATAAATAATCGTGGGGGCGCCTTTGGGTATTCAAGCTGGAAACAAATCCGCTCTGGCGAAAACCCTGTGGCTCGAAAGCTCCGAGAGGCTAATCTACTCGGTACTGCTTTGTCACCATCAAAGGTCCCCAACAGAGTGGGTGGAAAAGACACGGGCTTTATACAACCACTGCGCCCAAATACTTTCGTTGACTATTACGAAGCACCGGTGGCAAACAACTCGTCTCCACTATACTTCTATTTTGAAGACAACACAGAAGATTCTAATACGGCCAATAATATGGTCCTGACCGTTCCTTTCCGAAATGAACTAGATTATTTCACCAACAATGGCTTAAATAATCGTTTGGGACTAGAAATTGATCTGGACACTCAGAGGGCTTATAACTCTCTTATAGATTATACCATTAAGAGTTCTTTGAGTGTGGTCGTTAACTACGAAGAACGTCTCTATCCATCCGCGCTGAACACCTACAAGTCGGCAGTACGAGGTCGCGAGAACTATACAATCAATAACATCTGGAATAACAGCCGACCCGCGCGAAGCCTAACCTATGGCGGACAGCAGGGGTCAATGGGGCAGTCAATAGCATCAGCCAGTGTCTGGCCCACCGACGCGCATCTCAACTATACCACCACCTCATCCGTCAATGCTACCGATGGAGCGGGTGAGTTGATGAACTCCTACTCGCGCTACTCGGGCTCGACCGCAGCGGGGATCACAGCAGCTCCCACCTATGCGATGAGGGTACCTCTCGGAACGACAGCGAGTCTTCCCGTCCTCGCCGGCGACACCAAGTGGCTCGTAGCAGAACAATCTGGCAAGACGCCATATGTTGAGTATTCCACCTATGCTGAAAAGATACGAGCAGTTGGCAAAGACTTTTCGATAATCCCAGAGTATCGTGTTAGTGAGTTGATGGAAGATTACATCAACACCAATGAGGGGGATTTCCTCGCATCGATCGACAATATCTTCAGCCTCACGGGTGCATCAATTCCGAATAGCAGTGATGACAACTTCTATAAGACTTATACCAATGCCGACTTCTTGCGCTACTTTAAGGTTATTGATGATGACCTAAATGACCAGCGCTCCGGAGATCTCAAGATCCTTAGAGATAAAGTGGCATTGAAGTGCGACGCGCTGATTAAGTTCTTGCCGTACAAGGGTTTCTACCCCGCTGAGCGCACGCTAGAGTTGGCTCATCTTTTCTCACAGTCTTACGGGAACAGTATTGTGAATAGACAGTCCGGATATTCAGCCGACAGCAACCAGGCTTTACGAATACTTCTTGAACCCATGTATGCTCCGGGTATTATGTTTAACACGATTAAATCGGGACTTGCTGTTTCTAACTTTGTATTGGTGAACACATCTTCTAATCCAAACACTGAGCTGAAGGCAGCCAGCAATGCTACTTTCTATAGCTATAGGGATAACACGCAACCCTCTCCTCAGGACTTCCGAGTTACCGGTACGCTGCCTCTCTATGCTCCAGCTAACCAGACCACAAAGGGTGGCGGCTTTGTTCCAGCTAAGGTACCTTTTGAAGCAATTTATCAACCCGAGAGCTACTTCAATCAGTTTGCACTCCCCGGTATAAGTGGCTCCGCTGGTACCAGGATTTATGACACAGCACCTTCTGGTAGTCTGGCGCACATCTCCGCTTCCCTGTTGGGCAATCCTCGAACCGCTTATTTGGATATGTACTCCTTTAACGGTTCACAACTCTATCGTTTGGCTATTGACAACTTTCTGTGTGCGACAACAGACATATTCACTGAGGGGAATGTGAACTTCCAATCTGCACGAGAAGAAGATTTCTTGCCTGTGACGTCGGGATCGACTTATAAGATGGAGTTCCAGCTCTATAGAACCAAGCAGACAGGTTCCGCTGCCGGAGTCCCGGATAAGGAGCGCTTTACGATGTATAATAATGAGCTGGCTTACGGCACTCCCCTCGTCACCTTCGATCCCTCTAGTAATAACGACATTACTATGGCTCACGTGTCTCCGCCCTATTATAGTGGTCCCGGATACGTCCGCTTTACCTTTACTCCACAGGAATCTGGTGTACCTTCTCTACAAGATATTTTCGCCAATACGACACTCCAATATGGGAGAACCATTAACTATGGCGCCACTGACATTAGCGGAGAATCGGAAAACGCAATCATGCAGCTGGATAGTTGCTTCAACTTTACGGATACGCTCCAGGAGGTACCAAGTGGTACCGTTAGTCTGAAAGATCGCTGGCTGATCCAATCTAAGTTCGAGACTCCTATTCTCAACTTTGCCGGTGTAAACACAGTAGTTCCCCCAACTTCATCAGTCCCTCTTGGTGGCGACAGCGCAGACGATCTACAGATCCGAGGAATGTGGCACCAATACGGACAGATCCCTACAGGCTCGGACGAAGGCGTCTTTGCGGTCATTAATGCCGGCTCCGGCTCCACTCACGATTCTCTAGCCGCCATTACTGGATTCTCGGTAGGTGACCCTCGCCGACTCGGCAGTGTCAAGAAACAGTTCAAGTTAGAAGAAGCTATTGTAGCAGTTCCGTACCGAGAGGTTAAAAACCGTCGCAAGTTCATAGAAATCACCGAGACCGACAAGACTTCCAACACCTATCGCAAACTCACTGCAGCTATGAACAAGTATATATTCCCGCCCAAGTTCGACTTTACCAAGTTTAAGACAGTCACACCTATTCTGATGTATGTCTTTGAATTCTCCGCGGACCTAACACAACAAGATGTGTCTGATATCTGGCAGAACGTTCCTCCCGATCTTGGAGAGAAGTTCGAGACACAAGAAGCAGTAATCGAGGAGAAAGAACTCATCGACCTAGTACTAAGCAAAGACTCGGATACCAAGTGGATGGTCTTTAAGGTCAAGAAGGCTGCGCCGAAAGATTTTGAAATAACGCGCCGCAAACTTGTTACAGATAGCGTCGGTGCACTGTCGCCCAACATTACCACCCCACTGAGTTACAACTGGCCCTATGATTATTTCTCTCTGGTTGAACTTGCGAAGATGGACGAGCAGGTGCAGTACGTTTCAACAGATCTGAAACAGAATACTCGTGTTTCAGAGGCAGAAGCGCTTGATGTAGATAGAACTACCAACACCTCTAATAACGAAACTTCAAATATCTCTGGACCAACTGAGACAGCTACGGTAACCCCAACCTCACGACGCGCCCCACGCAACGAGCGCAACCGAACTAGACGCAGGAGAGACGATAACTAATGGAATTCTTTAACAAGAAAGAAGAAGTTCTTGATGTAGAGCTAACTGAATACGGAAAATACCTCCTATCTATAGGGCAGCTCGATCCGGTCTATTACGCATTTTTTGATGATGAGATTCAATATGATGTGAGCGGATCGGGATATACCGAGGTACAAAATGATATTGCGAACCGCATCCAGTACGACACTCCTAAGCTAAAGATCCTTGCAAATCGCACAGGCGTAGAGACCCGCGTAAACCAGTTCCTCACAGACGTAGGTGATGCATTGGCATTGACGGCAAACTCAGACCCAGCCGAGAATGTCTCCACTTTCCACGTACAGCAGCCGTTTGCACAAAAAGGTAAACTAGCCGCTAGCCCATTAGGCAACTCGTCCCTTGATAAGGAGTATAATGCCTCATGGCAACTTCAGGTCCTTTCAGAGCCCGAGATCACATCAGCCACACGCTTCTTTCAGTCTGAACCCAGTGGAACCCACGAGTATATCCCTCAAATTGATATAACGATAGACTATGAGACCTTTTTCCATCAGGGCGAGTTCATTCAAGAGTCGATAAGTCAGATAGTGCCAGGCAGTGATAATATTTCGCTAGCACTTAAAGAGAACTATTTGGTCATTGAGCTGATAGAAAATAATACGGAGTTCCAAAAAGAGAACTTTGAGATTGAAGTATTTCACTCTGCTTCCGGAACAGATGGCGTCGGAGTCTTCACTCCTAAATCCTACACACCCGAAAGTTCGACAGAGTTTATTCAGTCTACTGTAAATAATGTAGAGTTCTATATGAATGTACTCGTAGATAATGAAATGCCAGCAGAAGTTGTAAATGAACTAAATATATCTAGAAGAGCCTTGGTGTCGAACGCCTCCCGTTTGAGACTTAATAGAGACCTCTACACTACTGAGAACGAGGAGCCCTGCTAATGCTAGTTGCTAGCGGACCATATAATCATCCCATACCTTTTGTAAATATTCAAGAGATACGGCTCAATACCAATACGGAAGGTGACCTGGTGGTCACACTAGGAATATCTAACGAGACTTCTACTCCCACCGGAGAGGTAAGACTAGGTAACTATGTAATGGTCAGTGATAAGAAAGCAGATATTGTTAGTCTTTCTCGGAATATTCCACGCCTCATAGAGGTCATAAAGAGCGACGCAGAGGGACGCACCGAGCTAAGCTTGGCGCAAAGCGATTTTACTCCCAAGATTACAACTAACAATCCCGAACTCGCATCTCAGCAGGTATTTAATTATGTATATGAGACAACGAGGGTCGTAAAGAGGTCCGACGATTTGTATGCGCTTGTGGTTTCCTACACAAACTTTCAAGAACAATACACGATTGGAAACATAGTAACCGACAAACTCTTAAATAAAAAGAAACTTCCCACAGAAGCAAAGCTGTATATTCTAAGCGAGACAGTAGCTGGATATGGCGCCGAGGGTTCTATTTGGCCCGGAGCTGGACACCTTCATGAGAAGAAGATCATGGCCGGCGCTAGTCATACTGAGTTTGCCCACCCTTATATGGCCCCTCGCCCCGCTATGAATATTAAGTCTAAGGATATGAGAGTTATCAAATTAGCTAAGTCCTTAAGGTTTGACGAGCGCCAAAAAGACCCCGGGGCTTCTCGGAGCTATTTTTCAGAACTGACATTATCTCGAAATAGTCAGGGCGCTATCACTGGATTGTTCTCTTTTGATCATCTCCGCTTTGCTGCTGAAAGCACTCGCTTCGGAAGATTGATAAAGAACAACGGCACCCTGCTCTCTGCAGCGCGCCTTAAAGATATTGTAATTTACCAGAAGATTCTTACAGTGGACACAGCCGGCAATGAACTTACTCCAGGTCGCTCTTCACATGGCGCTCTCAATGAGCAGAAGATGAGTACTCGCGTAGCCTCACTGGGCGCCGGACTTAGGGTCACAAGCACTTTGAACAACAATACTATCTTAAACGTTTCGTTTGAAGATCTGGAGACCGAAGACCTTGTAGGTAATCTGGTTGAGTATTCCGTAGAGGTTCTGTTGGTCGACAACACCGGAGATGCACTTCAGTCTATAGTAAAACAACTAAGCGCTGTCCTCCCGCGATACCAAAGTCCTTCTTCGCCTCCCTATAAAGATGTCATCGACCTTTACTTGGCATCCGTTCAGGCAGTCTTTGGATCTGCACCGTTTCGCACCTTGACAGCTAGCATGTGGCAGAAAAGCTTAATAGCTTTGACAGCTCCTACCGGACTGCATGCGACGGAAGATCAGGGTTCAGTCCTAGAGACAATCCAAGAGTTTACAAATAAACTCAACAGAGCTATTTCTACAACCCAGAATAATGCGAGCGCAGTACCCAACTATCATTCCAAGATCTATTCCGCAACTCGCGATGCCGGCTCTCGCACCACACATGTGTTCTTTGACAAGTATCAGGTAAAAGACTCTGCGGGTTATGGTCTGGACTATTTGGAATCTCACTTGGTCAAGAATAAGAATATCCTACCAGCATTAAGCTATGAGGCTATGAATACTCGCTCGAAAAATGAGTTAAAAAAATATAACATTAATAACCCTACAGCTAACAGTGTCAACACGGTAGGGTACCTGAGCCCCGAGCTAGCCAAGCTAGGTCCAAAGCTCAACCCAGTCCCTACGACCACTCTTCAAAACAGTAATGACAACTTTGTGTCAATCCTCCGAAGCACTAAGGAGCTGAACTTAGTTACTAGCCCAGAGCCCGATAAGGACATGGCAGCAGACAAAGAAGAGACACTAGCACTTATTGGTGTGTCGATTAAGTCCAATGAGACTAGTCTGAGGAAGCAGGTCTTTGATCTGGCTATTGTTAAGCCTACCACTATGGACTCCAAAAACTATCTCTCTAGCGATTCTGGCTTCACGACAGTCACAACTCCCGAGGAAACTAGGGTTTCTGGTTCTACTGAATCTGTTGCCAAATCTAAGAAGCTCACAGCACGCCCCACAACTGCCGCGGTTGTTACAGATCTGATAGATAAAACGATCACCGAGTTTCAGACAATCACAAAACTGACAAATACGGACAGTATTCAGGGGTCGATAGCACTAGCCAAAGCTGAACAAGATACTGCACTGATCGAAGACTCCGACGCCATGACTAATATTTTGAACTTTGGATCCTTAGTACAAGTTCAGTATCTTACAGAGTATGATAGGAGACTAGGAGTGAAGAGGCAGAACTGGAGACTTCTCACGGATAAGGTCGTACGGGATGCAGCTGCAACAAATCGAACTTTAATTTGTCGACTCGTTGCAGTATCTAATACACTTGATGCTCCGTCGATAGTCCAACTAAGTACGTTGTCCTCTCTCTTTACTTTGGGACCTGGTTTCACTAAGCCTTCATTCCCGACTTTTAGGGCGCGCTTCAACACAATCCTTACAAGTTTTGTGGAAGCCGGTAATATAAACTTAAAAGACGTTGACTCAGTTGGTACACTGTATGCAAACAATATGCCTCTTTCGAGTAAAGTTGCGATAACAGCAGATCCCAATCAGGATAATGAGACTCCCCGACGTCCTGGACGACGACGCCCACGACCTACAGGGGGGTTGAGATACTAATATGTCGAATAACAGCCTAAAAGATAGAATCCGCCTCGTTAACCAAGGACTAATTGGACCACTAACACGTACCAACAACCCCAGCGACTTTCATCCTATGATTCGTAACGATTGGGGAATAACTGATCGCATCCGCGGAATGTTGGGTAGATATCTGACAGTTTATACCGGAACCAAAGGAGCAACCCTTTATAATGCTGGTTACGCCCTAGATAATGGACCTGATGCCAACGCTGGAGCATATGATGTTGCGGCCGGACAACGCGTAGCCGCTGAGTTTGTTGGCGGCAATTCTCGAACTAATATACCATTTGCGTACACTGTCAGCTTTAATGGGCTCTCTCTCACGTATAGCGCAGATGGTTGGAAGAGTGCCAACTATCAGTTGCCCTTGATGGCGGACAGTTACGGTTCCCCTGCCGAGTGGCTAGAGATCGCTCCGGTATATGGTATTCCAGAGCGCCGCTTAGATGGCTACATAGACTCTATTGCTGCAGCAGATCAGGACCCCGGCACTGGACTTCAAACGAGTGCTCTCTCTATCAACGGACTTCTTTTTGGACTCCTTGGGCAGTCTATACTAGACCATACCATGCTCCTTTATTTGCCATCAGCCGATGTTGTCATTCGTGATGCATCGATCGATGGATTATCTATTGAACCAACATATTTGAGATATATCCAGTCCGTACCTCAATACGAAAATCTCATCGATGCAACCGCCATCGACGAGTTTATCCTGCCAAATAGCTATTACTTGCAGCTTGAGCTGGTAAACACCACTCTTCAGCCACTGAACGATCGCTACCAAACCTCCCTGAACCTCGCCGGCAATGTTGGGTGGCTTACGGAGGAGGAGACTGGACTAACAGAAAATACCGCCCAGCGATATTATGATCAGTATGCCGCTGGCTTAGCAACTGTGTTACAGCAGGGAACACTAGAGTCCGTTACTAGCACTCTGAGTCTTACAAGCAAAGATCTCGTAGTACTTAATGCTGATCTAACAGTTCTTGATTCCGGACCAGGCTCGGGACCACCCATCCACTCTCCATTCTATAATACACTCACACTAATTCCTCAGGCTCCCACGGGCTATGAGATGGAGACCAACGTTCTACAAACGGTCGCCGATCAATCCACAGATTATATTAACATATTGCAAGCAAAAGCCATTGAAGCCTATTATGGGGACGAGATTAGTGCTACTTTTGTGACCGCCCTTAAAGCTATGGGCTCCGATAATCCTGAGGATTATACCAACAGTGTTTATACTTCAGGTTATCGAGTACTTTTAGACCTTGAAGATCTTGATAAGGAGCTATTCTCACTCCAAATTTCCACCAATCCCCAGCTTCTTCCGATCATTACTACCATAAATAATGATGATCCTATAGGGACAGCTACAAGGTTGACCGACTATGAGTATGCGGAGTTGACGATCGCGGACGCCATGAAGTCAGGCGATCTTCTGTATGCTCCTCATGGACTCGTGGGACAAGTAACACGACAGTTTGAAGAGGTCTTGGACAATCAGCCATGCCATGTAGAAACACTTATGTATGTGGTCAAGAAGTATCGAGGTGACGAAACCACGCCAGTGCAGACCTACTTTATCTCCAATCGCTTCGATGGCACAGACGGACCTCTCACCTATTATGACACCCAGATTAAATCCGATCAGGTCTATCGGTACGAGATAGAAAAGATGATTCTGGTATTCGGCAACGAGTATAGCTACAACTCTACAACTGCCGCAGCCTACGATACGCCTCCACCAGAACCTCTCATACCAGGAGAAACCTCTATTCTTCCCGTTGACAATCTTCTCCCTCCTTTGAGAAAAGGGATTAATCTCACCAACTCGGCCGATGTTAAAGTACTATTGGTTCCTCATGTTATTGGGGACATCTCTGTGATCACAGTAGATAGTCCCCCCGTGACGCCTGACGTCTCCTTCTACCCCCTCCGCGGATCAAATAACACAGTTAAGATTCTGTTGAACGCCTCCATCGGAGTAACTGAACAGACTCCGATTGCGATTCTCGAAAGTGACAAACAGTACTACGTTGATGAGTACTTAGCTCAAACTGGACAACAGGTTACCTTTGAGGAACTCAGAGCAATCCCTAACGCACTCACCTTTAGGTCTGACGACCCCGTGGATGCATATCAGTTATTTCGGATTGACACTAAACCCACCTCCTACGGGGACTTTGAAAATGGGATGATTTTAATCAACCCCACATTTGGTATCCCCGGCGACCTACTCGACGATATCATCCCTAATAGAACTTATTATTATTGTGCACGCGCAGTCGACATTCGAGGCAATATTTCAAACCCCACACACATCTTTGAAATCGAGATGGTGGATAATGGCGGACAGATCTTCTTGAGACAAGACATATTTATGTTTGAACAGCCACAAGAAACATTCAGCAAAAGCGGCAGAAGATTTATTTATATAGAACCAAGCACTCAGCAGGTTGTTTTTGAACAATCTGTAAATGAGAATGGTGATCTGGTCCCAAACATTGGAATTGCTAATGTTAATGTGGCGCCGAATGATACCATCCTTGGGGGTGATTTGGAAGATAAGGTATGGAGTAACTCCTACAAAATTCGAGTAACTAGCACGAAGACAGGTAGAAAACTTGATCTAAACGTGACATTTAAAAACTCTGGGATAGTAAATCCTAGCGAATAAAGACATTTAAGACTATTTATATGAAGAGGACAGCAACATGGGATTCTTAGATAACTCCGGCGACATTATTTTGGACGCCGTATTAACCGACTTAGGTCGGAAGCGACTAGCCGAAGGCAATGGGAGTTTTAATATTTCCAAGTATGCCTTTGGTGACGATGAGATAGATTATACTTTGTATGATAAAAGCAGTCAAAGGGGATCTTCATACTACGATATCAATATCCTCCAGACTCCCGTGTTGGAGGCAATGACTAATAACATGTCAAGTATGAAGTCGCGTCTTATTTCGTATGCCGAAAACGATCTCTTATATTTACCAGTCATTGTACCAGCCACTACGATTGGTGGCTCCGGTTATTACAGCGGACTTTCAAGCTACGTTGTCTTAGTTGATGAAGAGACAGTTAACGCTCTTACTACCACTAACAATAGTCTGGATGCTGGGCTCCTTAATGGTTACCGCCCCGACCTAGGAACAAACATGATTCGGACAGACCAAGGACTCAACACTAATGAAATCTCAGATCAAGTTGCAATCAGCTCTAAACTTTTAGAGACACAATATTTCGTGCAGATTGACAACCGATTTGCTTCATTGATGCCAAACGGCGGCAATACTTCCCTAAGCCCTTCATCGATTGATGATGATAACATCGCCACCTATATCGTGACTCTTAACAGTGCCACTCGGTCTGGCGCCAATATCGTCTCTAATATTGCCCCGGGAGCCGCATCGGATATTGACGGACCTCGCGGTACCCGAACAGAGATGAAGCTAGCTAGCTCACTCAATCTCAAGACAAGTACGTCCCTGTTCAATCAGCTAGGCACCGATGGAACCACCGCAATCACAAGCGGCACCGAGACACTGGCTGCAGCAAACTATAAGTTTATTGATTCCACCCTGCGAGTGTCGGGCGTCTCCACGGGATACACCGTAGACATCGCAGTTCGATTCGTGAAGAAGACAAGCTAATAAAAGGATATAATAATGGCAACTTCATTTAAAACATTTGATCCGACCAAAGATTCGGGTGTAACTAGGAACCTCTTACATGAGGCGATCCCGATAACTGGTACAATTGTATCAGGCACATATTCGGACAATAACATTAAGAACTATAGCCATGGGATGTTTCAGTCCGTTTATGACTATCCCTTCTTGAGTTCGTCCGCAAATCATATTTTTGATCTCACTGCTGGTTACTCTGCAGGATCTGAGTTGTCCGGCGCCAGCGCCACGCACCTACAGAATTCGAAAAAGATCAACATCTATAATCAAATGGCCCAGGTCCTTGCTGGCTTTAACGCTCAAGGTGTCGTGCGTGAGTTTGATGAAGACGGAGACCTCACAGACGGCACCAAGATCGAGGAGGCGTACTTCATTAATATCACTCGGCTTTTGTCTAAGGATGAGATCAAGAAAGGCTCCTTTACGCTTACTCTGGGCGTAGGCGCAGACTATGCAAATCCCTTCTCTGAGACTATCAATATCACAGATGCTAGTGGCTCCAATGGATTTAAGGTTAACTCCCCCGCCGGCGAATATGGTATTCTGTTTGCTTCAAGCAGCGTTGGCTCGCCCGGCGCATTGAGTGCAGATAATGTGCCTTGTGGACTTCTTTATTATCAAGCAGGCATTGCCGTCTTATCGGCCTCGGCTTTCGGTAGCCTACTGACTGTACCGGTTAGCATGAGTCGCACGGAGGGGGCCGCTTCGCATCCTAGTGCGAGTGTGTCGGCTATTCTGTCTGGATCAGCCATCTCGGGCAACTGTGATGCATTGCGCCACCGAACCGAGAACCTGTTGTTCAACAACACCGTAGAGCTTAACTCCACCGTTTATTTCTGCCGGGCTAATAATACGGACTTTAACTATTCGGCTAATCCAACTTATTTGTCAAGTAGTAAGATAGTCGTGAAGACGGACTCCATGGATCAGCCAGTAACATATGTCACAGCTGTTGGGCTGTATTCGGCAGATAACGAACTTCTAGCTGTTGCTAAGTTGTCGGAACCTCTCAAGAAGACTCCAGCAACCGAGTTTACGGCTCGAGTTCGTCTAGACTACTAATAAGATGATGTGGTCATGGCATGCCGTACTATAAGTTTAACAAAAATGATGTTTACCGCAACACATTAAAGACTTTTCCAAGTGTTAAATTTCTAGTTTATAGTGGTTCGGCATACTATAATAATACTCCCAATATCTCGGGAGCTTTTGCGGATCCAATCCGATTAACCGATGGGGGACACGTATCCCTCTATGAGATGAATGTCGATAGAGTTAGTTCTTCGACTGATCGCTTCATCGGAGGGGACGTCACCGACAACGGACTTATCTATTCCTGGGTGGTCAAGGGAGGAGACCGTTTAGGATTTAGGTCAGAAGCCGCAGCCTCATGGGATGCATCTCAATATGGTGATGTTCTGATTAACAACTATCCCTACACTGCCAGCATCGCTAAAGAGTTTTATTCGGCCACGACCCCTCGATCCTCCGGTAACCCACTTTATGTAAGTCCCACCAATATGACTGGGGCGGTGTCACACATCCTGGCATTAAAGAACACAATCAATCACTATGGTTATCTTAATCCACAATTTACTTACTCTAGCAGCGTACGAGACTTTAATTTAATAGAACTAGGGCTGATCAATATACCCAGCATTTTTTATGGGTCAACCATTAAACAGGGAACCGTGGATCTTAACTATTATATTACGGGTACCCTGATTGCACGCGCACAAGACACTAATCGCGACGGCGTATTGTATGGTACCTACGGAGAGACCTCTGGCAGTGCTATTGGGTTGGCGCTTTACAATGAGGGGTTCCTTATCTTAACAAGCTCAGTATCTTTGTCAGATGATCAGAGTTATTACACGAGCCCATCGGTATTGAGCCGCCCTCGATGGACAGTATTCGCACAGTCCCTCACAGGCTCTGTACTGGGCACTGTCGGCGACGACCTAGGTCCTGGACCCGATCCTGCTGTGGGATTGATCACAGCGCCTAGTGCGTCCTTCCTGATGGAAATGAGTGGCACATCGATGGTTCAAACTTTGACCGCGTTTGCTAGCGCTCCCAAAGGAGAACTTAACCAATCAACAAATCCCACCTTTATCAAGTATACTGCCAACAACTTTGCCAACAGTAGCTCGCAGGCATACATTGAAAATGATAAGATGGAGATTAAGAACGTTGTAAGCTCCTCTTATGCCGATCCTACCGGATCCTTTGAGAAGACTACATATATTTCCAAGGTCGGACTTTATGACGGCAACAAGAATTTGATTGCTATTGCAAAGGTGGCCACCCCGGTTAGAAAAACGGTTGAAAGAGATTTTACTTTTAAGATTAAGCTAGATCTCTGATAGTATATCCTCATGATTTTAGGACTAGACATATCCACCAGCATCACTGGTTATACAGTGCTTGACTATGAGGGCAATATTCTTGCCTGCGATCACATCGATTTGCGAAAAGAAAAGAGCTTCTTCCGGAAAATAGAAATCGTGAGTACTCGCCTTGAGGTGATAAATGAGGAGTACGATATAGAACAAGTATATATTGAACAATCGCTCCAATCATTCCGCTCAGGATTCTCATCAGCCCAAACCTTATCACTTTTATCAAAAATAAATGGCATTGTTTCGTGGTTGTGTTATAATATGTTTTATGGCGAACCCAAATACCTCGCCGCCACCTCCGCCCGCAAGCTATGCGGCATCAAGATCCCCAAGGGACAGAAGGCAAAAGTAGTTTCTTTGCAGTTTGTTGTTGACAACGTGCCTGGCTTTGATGTACAATACACTAGATATGGAAATCCAAAGGCTGGCTACGCTGACCGGTCGGATAGCTATGTCATAGCAAGGGCAGGCTGGATCAGTGAAAACGAAGAAACTCAAGATACTAACTAATGTTCTCGGACATTCTTACCGATCCAACAATGAGTATTTATTTGCTTGCCCTTATTGCAAGCATCACAAGCGTAAGTTTTCTGTCAACGTAGAAAAAGGCTACTACAAGTGCTGGGTCTGCGACACCCGCGGCAAAAACATCTACCGCGTCATCCGACGCTTCGGAACAAACACTGATAAGTCACAGTGGCGTGAGCTAACAACTGAAATCAATTTTGATCAGCTAGAAGATCTCTTCGGCGAGAAGATTGAAGAGAAGCAGATCCTGGATATGCCAGAAGGATTTATTTCCTTGGCCGCCAAGGACATTCCACCGACAGGCTTCGCAGCGCGCAACTACCTTCGTAAAAGAGGAATCAGCAAACAAGATATTGTATGGTGGAAGATGGGGTATTGTTCTCAGGGCGATTATGAAGGTCGCATCATTATTCCTTCTTTTGATGATGAGGGGGATTTAAACTACTTCATCTCTCGGTCATACGACAACAAGGCATATCCAAAGTATAAGAATCCACCAGCTAGCAAGAATGTTGTTTTTAATGATTTGTTCGTTGATTGGACATCAGATATCATTTTGGTGGAGGGAGTCTTTGATGCGATTCTGGCGGGACGTAATGCGGTGCCCATCCTGGGATCCACGCTAAACGAATACTCGGTTCTGCTACGCAAGATCGTCAAAGAAGACGCAGGCGTATACATTGCACTAGATCCCGACGCCACAAAAAAAGAACTAGAGATTATTAAAACACTATTGGATTTTGATATTGAAGTTTGGAAAGTAAATATCGGAGACCACGAGGATGTAGGGTCAATGAAAAAAGATGACTTTCAGAAATGCTTGGAAAATGCTACTCTTATCACATCAGACAACTATTTATTGTTGACACTAGCTATGTCGCTGTAGGAGATCTCATGAAGAATAGACGCCATCGTGTAATGGAGATCATTCTTGAAGAGATACATAAGCGAGCAAAGATGGTGCATGAAATACGGGATATGGGCGAGGATTTGTTGAGAGACATGAAGCGCCGCCATAACAAGGAAACACAGAATGAAGATTTCAAAAGCTAGACTCATAGAGATTATCAAAGAAGAACTCTCTGCTGTGCATGAGGGTCGCGATCATGAAGGCGAAGCGGACGACGCGTTCATCCAGGCGCGCCAAGCAGGCCGGCCAAATCGGTGGGAGAAGGCGAAACAAGACGGCGAAGCTGACGGAGCCGCCGGTAGAGAGCCAACGCCTCCCCACGGCTTTGCATCAAAACACTATATGGAAGCTTACAGGGATGCTTTCAACCGCACTGCTGGTTCCCGAGCCCAACAATCGCGACGGGGACTTAAAAGGATTTCCCGCCCCCGATCGGCAGGCGATTTCCGATCAGATATGGAGAGGTTTAGAAAGCCATGAAAATCACCAAACAAAGACTTAAAGAGATTATCAAGGAAGAGCTTGAATTTATGGGCCCGGCGATAGATCAATTCGCCGAACCCGAAGTTGAAGACGACTCTTCTCATGTTGCCGAACTTCTCGGCACACCAGAGGGAACTATGATCGCAAAAATAATGGCACGAAAGATTATCGACCAATTTGCGCGCTTTGATGAGTTGGCTGATGCCATCGAGGGCATCGACCGCGACGAAGTGACGGCACGCGTTGTTGCTGCCATGCGCGACAACCCGATGTATGACCCCACTAGTCACTACGATAAGCCAGTGCCTGTGGGCGATACTGATGGCGAGATGGAGCTGGAGGAATATCGCGGCGAACCTGAGAGGCGCTCGACTTATCGTGGCGAACCTAAGAGGCGCCCGACTTATCGCCCTTCCCCGGAAGAAAAAGAAGCCGATAAGCGTAAGCAAAACGCTCGCCAAGGCGCGCTCGGCTCTGCTAACACGAACTGGCGCGGTAAATAAAATGAAGATATCCAAAACCAGATTACTAGAGATTATCCAAGAGGTCATAGGCGACTATGGCACAGGAACAGTGATAGCCCCTCGCGGCCGCCAAACCACGAAGATCACTGTTCCTTTAGATAAGACCGTGCGCACTCCGAAGCGCGCCCGCCCCACGGATCAGTCTAAGCGCATCACACCGCCTCTTCCTGGCGAAGAGCAAGAGATCGGATCCCGAGAGACGCTCCGCACCGGACATTGGTATGTGGGTAGCGACATGGGTGTTGATAAGGTTTCAAAAGCTGATGCTAAGACTCCAGAGGAAGCGTTGGCAAAAGTTGCGAAAGATATCGGCACTTCCGGCCGCGTCAATGTGTACGACGGTAGCCCAGTTGATAACCCGGAGCCAGTGCTCTCTAAATAATAAAAATATTATAGGATAACCAAAAGCATGAAGATTTCAAAAGCAAAACTACGACAGATTATCAAGGAAGAAATATCGCAAGTGAGTGAGGGCTTTATAGAAGATCCCTTTGATGATGGTGATGGAATGATTAATCGCCTGCTTGGACTCCGGTGGGGAAAGATGCCCAACAGCAACGAGTTCATGAACGAGATCCTCAGCCTTATTCGAAATAAGGCGCGCAAGGAGTCTAAGGATCCGCGACAGGTTGCGGAAGAAGAGATAGCCATTATGCGACAAGAATTGGAAAAATTAATGGGTAACATCGAGCGAAAGATTGATAGTTTCTTCCCGCGCGGAACACAAACCCAAAGTCAAGCTCTAACAAGACCGCCAGCGCCAGAATAATCAAAATAATCCTTGACACCACCCACACATCCTGTATACTAGTAACATAGATTAGGGGATAACTACGTGTATAGAATCGCATATAAAGTATATCGGTCATATAGCGGATACGAAACTATTTATTATAAAGGAGATTTATAATGGATTTAGTAGTATACTGCTTTACATTCCCAAACGGAAAAAAATACATAGGCAAGACCCAAAAGGGACTTGAGGCGCGCATGCGATCGCATAGGCATTGCGCAAAACACGGACAAACCTATTTGTATAAGGCTATAAGGAAACATGGCTGGGACAAAATAAAGGTTGACATCCTGTCTACACCTGATACAATAGACATAATGAATCAAGTGGAAAGAAAACAGATTATGGAGCAAGAGACCACGAACCCGGATAAGGGATACAATCTTCGCGCCGGTGGCGAAGGTGGCGCCCACTCCGAGGAGACCAAACAAAAGATTTCTCTCTCCAACAAAGGAGAGAACAACGGCATGCATGGCAGATCTTCGTGGAACGCTGGGAAAAAGTTAAGTGAAGAGCACCGAAGAAAGTTGAGCGAAAGCCACAAAGGTAACATCCCCTGGAATAAGGGAAAGAAGTTGCCCCCAAAAGGCGCTCACTCCGAAGAAACCAAACAAAAGATAAGCAAAGCAAACTCCGGCGCCGGGAACGGACAAGCAAAGATGAACTGGGAAAAAGTTGAGATGATTAGAGAAGACTACGCCACAGGCGGATATACACAGAAAGCACTTGCCGAGAAGCATGATGTATCACAATCACATATAAACAGTATTGTAAACCACAAGGCATGGAGGACTCAATGAGTTATCGTCTAGCACATTTGGCAGATACACACATAAAAAACTTAAAATTTCATTACGAGTACAAGAAGGTATTCGCACAACTTTACGAGACTCTTCGTAAAGAGGATGTAGATTACATCGTTCATTGCGGCGACATCGCCCACACCAAGACACAGATTTCACCAGAGTTCGTTGAGCTTTGCTCCGACTTCTTTTCAAATCTTGCGAAAATCGCACCAACCTACATCATCTTGGGCAACCACGACGGTAACCTAAAGAACAGTACCCGTCAGGACGCCCTGTCGCCCATTGTGAAGGCTCTGGACCTCCCGGACCTACATCTACTCAAGAACGCAGGTGAAACCGTCCTAGAGCCCGATCTCGCGCTCAACGTGCTATCGGTCTTTGATGAGGACAACTGGGTGGCACCTAGTGACAACTCACGCATAAATATTGCTTTATATCACGGCGCCGTCTCTGGAGTCAAAACTGACACCGGTTGGGTGATGGATCATGGCGACCATGACATTGGCGTCTTCTCCGGTCACGACTTTGCAATGCTCGGAGACATTCACAAGACTAATCAGATTCTTGATACAGAAGGGCGCGTACGTTATTGCGGCTCAACTGTTCAGCAGAATCATGGTGAGACCAATGACAAGGGCTTCTTGATCTGGGACATTGAAGATAAGAATACCTTTACAGTAAAGCATCACATTCTTTTGAACCCGAAGCCGTTTGTGACCATAGAGCTTACCCCTAAGGGTAGGATGCCTAAGGGTACCAGTATTCCCGCAGGAGCGCGCTTGCGTCTTGTAAGTAATAACAATCTGCCCCTTGACGTTATGCGTAAGGCTGTGGAAGTGGCCAAGCATCGCTTTAAACCTGAGAGTATTACATTTCTTAATCGTGCATCTGGTGAAACGGGCACCGTTGAGATTGGCTCTGGATTTAAGGTGGAGAATCTCCGCGACAAGGGCGTGCAAGAGGATCTCATCCGCGAGTACCTAACTGATTACCAACCCACTGAGGAAACGTTATCTCGTGTTTTTGAACTCAATCGGAAGTATAACTCTAAGATTGAAGAGACTGAAGAGATCGCTCGCAACGTTAATTGGAATATCAACAGCTTTGAATGGGACAATCTCTTCAACTATGGAGAAGGAAACTCCCTAAACTTTAATGACCTTAATGGTATTGTGGGCATTTTCGGTAAGAACTATTCGGGCAAGTCTAGTGTTATTGATGGGTTGCTTTACACTATGTTCAATACGACCTCTAAGAACGAGCGTAAGAACTATAACATTATTAACCAGCACAAGCCAGATTGCCGCGGCACAGTAGAGTTGCAGGTGGGCGATAAGGTCTATACGATTGAACGCTCATCCGAGAAGTATGTTAAGAAGCTCAAGGGCGAGGTCACCAACGAGGCGCGAACGTTCCTGGATTTTAGAGGTTCAGACCCTGTTCTTGGCGAAGGCGCAAGTCTTAATGGCACTACTCGTACTGAGACAGATGCCCATATCCGGAAAAGATTTGGTACAGTAGAGGACTTCCTGCTTACATCTATGGCAAGTCAGCTAGATAGTCTGTCCTTCATCAAGGAGGGCTCTACAAAGCGCAAGGAAATCTTAGCTAAGTTCTTAGATTTAGACATCTTTGAGAAAAAGTTTAATCTTGCAAAAGAAGATTCTTCGGACTTAAAGGGCGTCCTACGACGCCTCGGAGAGACAGACTACAAGATTGACATCGCTGTTGCAGAGGTTCAGCTAGATGAAGCTACTGCCGAGCTAGCAAGCGAGACAAAAGCTACCGACGTCCTCCGACAAAAGCTACAGACATCAGAAGAAGAGTATGCTACCCTTACAACAAAGATTGATTCTATACCCGCAGAGCGCCTAGATATCAAAAAGATGGTCGAAAGCCGTAATACACTAGAAAAGAAAATACAAAACTCCTATACCAACATCAGCGAACTGAAGGATGAGAATGCAGAGTTTGAAGCCCAGCTCACAGAGTATGATGAATTTTTGATGGGAATGGATATTGAAGATCTTCTTTCACAAAAGAAAGAGTATGACGAGTTTAAGCAGAAGTACGATGACACAGTAAATCGTGCCCGAGTCATGGACACCGAATATAAGTCAATGAGTAAGAAGCTCCGACTCTTAGACGAGGTTCCGTGTGGAGATAACTATCCTACCTGTCGTTTTATTAGTGATGCCCATTTGGCCACAGTTGAGTTGCCCTCGTTAGAAATGGATATTATCACCGAGATTGAGGACGCCAAGACATATAAAACCAAGATTGCTTCTGTTGATACAGTTGAAATGATTGAGTTAATCAACCGATACAACGAGACCATAGTTAAAAAGAATAATGTGGAACTTGAAAAGAGGGACAACAAGGTTTCTATTGAGGTTCTCTACGGAAAGATTAAGAATCTTAAGATTAACCTAGCCGCAACTCAAGAAAAGATAGACCTCTATGAAGAGAAGAAAGAACTCATTCAGAATATTGAAAAGCTCTTAAACTCTCGTGATCAGGTCAGTGTAACCATTAATAAGACCAAGAAGGCTATTGAAAAGGGCGAAGAAACTCTTAATCGCTCCAATCGCCTTCTCGGTTCTCTTGAACAAAAACTCACAGACCTCAAGGAGAAAGAGCAGGAAGCCCTAGACATTCGTGCTGAGTATGCAGCTTATGACTTATTTATGCGATGCATGCACTCAAACGGTATTGCTTACGACATTATCAAAAAGAGACTCCCTGTCATTAATGCAGAGATTGCCAAGGTTTTATCAAATCTTGTCGACTTTGAAGTATTCTTTCAAGAAGACGGAAGGAAACTAAATGTCCTACTTAAACACCCCAAGCATGAAGAACGCCCCATTGAGATGGGCTCTGGTGCAGAAAAGACCATAGCCTCTATGGGCATCCGCCTTGCGCTGTTGTCCATATCCTCGCTACCTAAGGGTAACATCTTTATTCTAGACGAGCCTGGAACTGCCCTGGACGCAGAGAACATGGAAGGTTTCATTCGTATGCTTCAAATGATCAAAATGTATTTTAAGACAGTTATTCTTATTTCTCATTTGGATTCACTCAAGGACATAGTTGATATGGAAATTACTATTGATAAGACTAAGGGGTTTGCCTCGGTCAGTCAGTAGTTAGATACGCAGATCAAATCCGAATGATTGGCGGAAATAGTTTTGCATAGCCATTAGCTTTGTAAGTCCATCGCCATTATACCATACCCACACAAGTAGGGTACCGATTTTGGAAATCTCCGCCAGTGTTCGTCGTATATCTTCCTCTACCCACTCAATATGTTCTTTGGTGGGTTCTCCGATATCGATACCCAAATCTAACGCGATAACATATAAAAGATACCAGTTACCACCCTTGTATGCGGACTGTGCATCCTTAAATACTAGTTCTAGTTTTTTAACTTCATGCTCTGCAAGTCCTCTCGCAGAAGTCTTGTCAGGGTGGCACATGTCGGCTATACTGTGAAACAAGCTCTTTAGGTCAGACGTTTTTATGGAGGGCTTCTTTCTTGTTGTCCTGGGTTCATCGCATCCCTCTTCCTCGGTCTCTTCGTCGGACAACAGATCCTGACTCTCCGGAAGTCCTTCTAGTTCTTCGATCTCTTCTTCCTCTGTTTCATCTAGTTCTTTTTGCCTAGACAGTTCCTTCATTTTTTTGTTTTTTGCTTCATTGATTTTTTTCTTATCCTCGGGACTAAGCTTATTGAAGACCTCCTCCACCTTCGCAAAAAACTCTCTCTTTGCCTCAGAGACCATTTCTTCGTGATATTCAAGATCAGCATGAACAAATTCGGCATTCTTTAGGGATTTTTTAAACTTAAGATTAACTTGTTTCGACATACATTGCTCCTGGGGCTAATTAGTGAGAGAGGAAGGTAGTGATGAAACATATTATTGATAAAGGACTGAATAAACTTATTTCCCGAAAACTAATGGCCTGGGGAACTGCAACATGTCTGTTGATGTTCGCTGATTTGGCATCCAGCGATTGGGTTATAATCACCTGTGTATATATTGGCGGACAGACTGTGGTGGACACAGTGGCACGCCTGAAGGGGCTGGAATGATAACTTTATTGCGCCTACGAACATTATCCAAGAAGGTTTGGTTATGGGCTAAAAAGTTTTGGTGGGCGATTGCGCTAGGGCTGCTTTTTATTATCGCAGGACTAGTCGCCATGCTGACCAAGAACGCTGCCGTGCTAGCTGCGGTGGTGGACCTGTTGGACGCCAAGCGAGACCAACACGACCAAGAGATGGAAACTCTTGCCCACATTCACAACACCGAAATAGCGGAAAAGAATGCACGGCTACAAGAACACCTCAGGCGACGAACCGAAATCGAAGAAGAATTTAAGAAACGCGGCGAATCGCTTGACAAAGAAAAAGAAGCAGAACTTAAAAGAATCGTAGATGAAAGCTATAATAATCCTGAAAAGCTTGCTAGAGAACTAGCTGAAGCGTTTGGGATAAAAAATGGTTAAAAAAATATTAGCAGTCTATCTTGCTCTTTGGGTTGGAGCACCTGCTGTGGTGATGGCTGAAGAGGCGGAGACATTTCCAGACTATGTGGTTTTGCCGGTGGAAGCAGGCGACACAGTACCGTTTGAGGGAGTTCTTCTTTCTCTTGATGCCGCCGCCAAGATCCTTACAGAGAAGAAGTACGAGGACGTTGAATGTGATCTGCGCCTAGAATACGAACTCCAGATTCAGAAAGACAACTATGAGTTGCTTCTGTCTTATAAAGATATTGAGATTGCCTCATGGACCGACAAGTACGAGGCTATGATGATTCTAAAGACGACAGAGAATGAGAGGCTATATGATCTGGTAACTAAGACCAAACCCGGAAGTGAGCCTTTTATGGTTGCACTAGGTTTTGGAATTGGCACTCTTACATCGTTGGGCATCTTTGCACTGTCAACGGAGATTGTGCGTGAGTGATAAACAGGACTATATAGCCAATCTAGAGAAAGCTATATCTCAAAAGTATGGCACCGAAGCGATCAACAATCCGAAGAGATTCTGGGATGATGAGAAAGAAAAGAACTACATTGCTCAATCACAAGAGGAGCAACGCAAGTTTGCTAAACTGGCCGAATCCCAAGACAAAGTAGAACAAGACGGATTTTTAATAAACAAAAAACTACTTACTAGAGATCATAATAGGACTTGTCCTGTTTGTTCGCGATATTCTTTTCACCCTCGGGATGATTTGTATATGAATAAATTCGAAGCATGCTTCGGGTGCTATATACAATACATCCAGCACAGAGAAGAAAGATGGGCAACAGGCTGGCGACCTAACGAGGAAGAATAACATGGCAACAGTATACGAAATCATCCAGGGAATTAACCAAGCAGCCGCTAACGGCGCATGGGATGGCGCACACTCCGCAGACCTAGCAGCCGATGGCAAAGCCCGCGACGCTGGTCTTAAGCGAGCAAACGGACACTTTATTAATGACCGACGAGTTATTGATGGTTTTGGCGTTAAGTTCCATGGACCCATCCTCCGGGTTACATACCAGTCCGAAATAAGAATCAAAGAAGTCCAAGACAAAGGTTTTGAAGGTGACATCGAAAACCAGATTCAGGAAATCGTAAAGTTCCTGAAGAAAGAATACAAAGCTATCACGGGCAACACACTTACACTAACGAAAGAAGGAGACGCTACTATCCTTGTTCAGCGTGTGTCCAACTATCGCACAGACTGTCAGGCGCATTGCGACTACCGCATTGGTGGTTTAACTGATGTTGGTGAAGTTAGTGGTAAAACTGAAGAGGAGCGACTTGAGTCCTCCATCCGTGATTTTCTTTCAATGGGGAGAGACAAAGCCAAAAAGCCTTCTAATGTGAAGATCTAATAATGGCCGCTCTTACCAAGAAAGAGATATTAAAGGAAGTAGTCAAAGCCGGTAAAGACCCGGTATATTTTACAGTTAATTATTGCCGCATTTCCCATCCGCAAAAGGGACTGATTCCTTTTAAGGCATACGACTATCAGCAAGAACTCTTAAAAGACTTCCGAGACTATCGCTTCAATATTATTCTCAAAGCCCGCCAGTTGGGTATCTCCACTATTAGTGCAGCCTACGTAGCATGGCTAATGCTGTTTCACAAGGATAAGAACATCCTCGTCGTTGCAACCAAGTTACAGACAGCCACCAACCTCGTTAAAAAAGTAAAAGCGATCATCAAGAACCTCCCACCGTGGATGCAAATCGCTGACATCATAGTAGATAACAGAACATCGTTTGAACTAAGTAACGGGTCCCAGATTAAGGGCTCCTCGACATCAGGAGACGCTGGTCGTTCCGAAGCTCTCTCGCTCCTTATCATTGATGAGGCTGCTCACGTTGAGCGTCTAGATGAACTCTGGACTGCTTTATATCCTACACTATCAACTGGTGGTCGGTGCATCGCACTCTCCACACCTAATGGCGTGGGTAACTGGTTCCATCAGAACTGCGTAGAAGCTGAGAGCGGCACAAACGACTTCCATATGACCACGTTGATGTGGGATGCCCACCCTGACAGAGATAAGAAGTGGTTCGAAAAAGAAACCCGAAACATGTCCAAGCGGCAAATTGCCCAAGAGCTTGAATGCAACTTTAATGTTTCAGGTGAGACAGTAATCCATCCTGAGGATCTAGAGTGGTTCCTAGAGCGCATCGCCACCCCCGAATATAGAACTGGATTTGATCGCAACTATTGGATCTGGGAAAAGTATGACCCCGAGAAGTCCTATCTGATTGTGGCTGATGTAGCGCGCGGCGACGGCAAAGACAATAGCGCATTTCATATTATTCAGCTTGATGACATGAAGCAAGTAGGGGAATACATCGGCAAGCCAACGCCTGATGACTTTGCTGATATACTCTATAGTATAGCCGCAGAGTACAATAATCCTATGTTAGTAATAGAAAACAACAATATTGGCTTCGCGGTACTTAAAAAACTCCAGGATAAAGAGTATCCTAACCTATACTATTCTACTAAGGGAGATCACCAGTATGTCGATCCAGTAACAGCGCAATGGCAATCCAATGCGATACCTGGATTCACCACATCTTCTAAAACAAGACCACTGATTGTTGCGAAGATGGAAGAGTTTATGAGAAACAAACTAATTACTATCAACTCTAATCGCCTGTTATCAGAAATGAAAACCTTTATCTGGCATCATGGCCGACCTCAAGCGATGAGAAGTTATAACGACGACTTAGTGATGTCGTTTGCAATTGGTTGTTGGGTGAGAGATACTGTGATCATCGAAAGTCAAAAGAATGTTGAATATAGTAAGAGCTTTATTGCTGGCATCAGCACGGCTTCTACATCTATTTCTACCACTATTCCGGGCATGACCGGACACAAAATCACAAAGGAAAACCAAAGGGTCGGAGAAGCCACAAGTTTCAACGAGAAATATCTAGGTTTAATCAAAGGTTAAGAGATGGCACGAAACAACGACAACAACACAAGAAATCCGGCATCCCCATTATTTAAGAGGCTTACACGCCTCCTGTCGGGACCGATTGTTAACTACCGCACACAGGTAGCGCGTCAAGACCGACGCAACAACCTAGACAAATATCGCTTCCGATTCCGTTCAATGAGCGGACAAGAGTTCAAGCGCTCCGATAGCCAATACTCTCAGAACTATAATATGATGACCTCGGCTGCCTTCCGCAACCAAGGCCGCGCCGAACGTTATGTAGATTTTGAGCAGATGGAGTATATGCCAGAGATTGCCTCGGCACTTGATATCTATGCTGACGAGATGACGACTTCCAATGAGTTTGATCGTCTCCTTAATATTGACTGCCTGAACCACGAGATCAAAACTATCCTTGAGTCCTTGTTCTACGACGCACTTAACATTGAGTTCAACTGCTTTGGTTGGGCACGGTCCATGTGCAAGTACGGAGACTTCTTCTTGTACTTGGATATTGATGAGAAGCTGGGAATCACCTCGGTAATTGGAATGCCCAACAACGAGGTCGAGCGCCTTGAAGGACAGGACGCTTCCAACCCGAACTATGTTCAGTATCAGTGGAACGGCGCCGGAATGACTTTTGAGAACTGGCAGGTTGCTCACTTCCGCATTCTCGGAAACGACAAGTACAGCCCTTACGGAACATCGGTCTTAGACCCAGCCCGCCGTATTTGGCGCCAGCTTGTGTTGCTTGAGGACGCTATGATTGCTTATCGTGTCGTCCGCGCTCCTGAGCGACGCATGTTTAAGATTGACGTCGGCAATATTCCGCCTCAGGACGTCCCGCAGTATATGGAGAAGGTCAAGACAGAGATGAAACGAAACTCTCTGGTTGATGCTAATACAGGTCGAGTCGACCTTCGTTATAATCCACTCTCTCTAGAAGAGGACTACTTCATTCCAATGCGCGGAGGAGTAGGATCAGATATCCAGTCTCTCCCGGGTGCAGCTAGTCTTAACGACATTGAAGATGTTAAATACCTGCGAGACAAACTCTTCGCCGCAATCAAGATCCCGCAGGCATACCTGACAAATCTAGAGGGCGGTAACGAAGACAAGACAACCTTGGCTCAGAAGGATATTCGTTTTGCGCGAACCATTCACCGACTCCAGCGATCCATTATCGCAGAGCTTGAGAAGATGGCCATTGTTCATCTTTATACTCTAGGCTACCGCGGACAGGATCTTCTCTCTTTTAAAATCACTCTCAACAATCCTTCTCGCCTCGCGGAGCTGCAACAACTTGAGTACATGAAGACCAAGTTCGATACTGCAGCAGGCGTCCCCGAAGGAGTGTATAGCAAACGTTGGGTTGCTCGCAATATTCTCGGAATGTCGGACACAGAGTTCTTGCGCAACCAGCGTGAGACATTCTACGATCGTAAGTATCAGCAGGACCTAGAATCCTTGGCAGAACAAGGCGCTATGGCTGATGCCGGCGGCGAAGGCTTAGGTGACCTAGGCGGCGACATGGGCGGGCTAGATGATCTCGGTGGCGACCCGGGACTCGGTGGCGACCTGGGACTCGGGGGAGAACCAGGCGGAGAGGAAGCACCAGTCGATGACACAGCGCTTCTGGCTACACCAGGACGTCGAGAGGATAATCCAACAAGACATCAGGGCGCCGCCTATGTGGCCGTTGAATCCGATGGGAGGGAAGGTTCGGCTGCTCAACACTCGGCCGGCCCAATGCGCCGGGAGATGAGGAGAATGATTAAGGGACCTGAGATGGGAACCACCGAGCGAACCAAGCATCCCGGCAAGGTGACACTCGCCTCTCTTCGCGGTAACATTGGTCTAGAGGAAGCAAACCGACCTACTTATACTAATGACGAGTCGGTTTTGTTCGAGAACACTTCTAAAGTCAGACGTTTGGTAGAAGCGATGGAGCGCAAAGAGGTAAAGAAAGATGAAACATAATAAGAAAAGAAACACCGCCTTTATTTATGAAACCCTCTCACGAGAGCTGACAAAGGCTATCGTAGAGAAGGAAACAGAGCAAAAGGCTTTAGTGATCTCAATTGTGAAAGAACATTTCACCCCGGACTCTCCACTCACAGCAGAGTTGAATCTTTATAAGGTGTTGCTTGAGTCGCAGAATGTCCCCGAGAACCTTGCAGAGCGTATGCTTCAGGAAACTAAGTTTGCTTACTCCAAGCTCGATGAGAAGGCAGTTTTTGACGCCCAGTCCCGAATCATTGCTACAATCAACAAGAATCTCGGAAAACATGTTTGGTCTAACTTTGTGCCTAACTTTAAATCCCTAGCTTCAGTTAATGCGATCTTCAACACAAAGATGCCCGTTAAGACAAAGGTGCTCTTTGAACAACAGATTATTGAGAAGATGACAGCTACCGATGAGTTAAATGAAAATCTCAAAACCATTGATAATATTACATATCACTCGTTCATTAAGAAGTTTAACAGCAAGTACACCGATTTACTACAGGAGCAGAAAGATCTTCTGAATCGATACATCACCAGCTTTGCTGATGAGGGGTTTGAGTTGCGCGTCTATCTTAATGAGGAACTCACCCGACTGAAGTCCCTGGTAGCAGACGCCAAGAAGTCTACAGAAGAAACACTGATTGTTCAGAAACTGAACAACGTAAATGAATATCTTGAAGAGTTCCGAAAGAGGGACTTTACCGACAGAGATCTCAACAAGATCCTCAAGACACAAGAATTAGTTAAGGAGCTTTCAGCACATGATTAAGATTCAGATTGGCGAGCCTGCAGTCCAGGCAACCGTAGAACTTAAGGCACGACGAGGGCTCGATGGGTCGCTGCTGATCATGGATCACCAGAAGATTGACATCGCTGTTGTTCCTTCTTCCATGAAGATTACCACGTTTCCTAAGACGACATCCACAGAGGATGTTTATGAATTCCAGAATCGCTTGCTGGAACTTCTGTCTGATAAAGGAATCATCGATCGCGCTACTATTCAGGGAGGCAATGTATTTCGCTCTCTAGAAGGCAAGGTCTTCGAGAATGATCAAGTAAACTCGCTGCAAGCAGCCACCTATGTGATTGCCGAGTTCATTCAAACTGAGGCAGAGCACGAGCAGATTGCCGACCAGTACGAGAAGAATCTAGAAGACATGTTTGTGCATCCTTCCGATCGGGATTCAACAGAGTACGGTGAAGTGCCACAAAATGCACAGAAAGGCTCGATGCGACCGGGTTACTACTACTATCCGCTCCGCAATCGTTACTAGAATATGGAACTATTACATTTTGTGCTTGCCGCTTATGGCATGACCTTTATTATTATACACGGACACATCTTTAATAAGATCCGACCAGCCTGCAAATCAATGGGTGGCTTCGGCCGCTTATTCCATTGCCATTTGTGTATGGGATTTTGGGTTGGAGTGTTTCTATGGGGCATAAGTCCCTATACAGAACTATTTAACTTTGACTATACGCTCGTAGATGCATTTCTATATGGGTGTATTGGCGCTGGAACATCCTACTTTCTTAGTATGTTAGTGGATGATTATGGGATCCGTGTGATCCACAAAGGAGGTGAATCATGAAAAAATGGTTAATCCAGCCTGTCCGACGATGCTGCTCCGGTAGCTGAATTTATGTGGGGGTGAAAGCCCCCACGTTAAACTTTAAACTTCAAGGGAATTAAAACAATGTCGCGCAGAAAGAATACAAAACGAATAGATCCACGATACTTCTTGAACGAGACAGTGAATCGTGGCGAAGAGGCCACCCAAGCCGCCATGCGCGCGCTGCTCCAGAAAGCGCTGGAGATTCATGAATACACAGCGCCGCTCTCCTACGACGGAATCGGACACGCAGTGGTTACCAAATCTGGTTCCCTCAACCACGATCAGCCGGACTTTGGGGATAACGCCCTCGACGGTGAGGACCTCGCCGGCTGGGAGAAACTCGAGAAGGAATTCGACAACCTCCATACCAAGATCTATGGGGAGTATGACGACGGTGATTTAAGATATATTGCTAAAGCTTTAGCTGCAGCAGGCGCTTATAAATAAAGGATATTAATTAAACAATGGCACAACTTCTCCGAGAATTTTATGAACTATGCGAAGGCGGCGTCTGTCAGGATTTACTGACGGAAGCTGAGAAGAGAGCAGTCCGCGAAGATAACGCTATGTTTATCACTGGCCCGATGCAAAAGTGCAACACCCCCAACGGCAATAATCGTCTGTACCCGGAGGGTGTCCTCAAGAGAGAAGTCGATCGGTATAAAAACGTTGTAGATGACCGCCGCGCCTTGGGGGAATTGGACCATCCCGACTCTTCGATCATTAATCTTGTTAATGTCTCGCATATGGTGATAGACATCTGGATGGATGGTCTAACAGTTATGGGCAAGTGCAAAGTACTCGACACCCCATCGGGACAGATCCTCCGTTCGCTGGTGGATGCGGGCGTTAAGATCGGTATCTCTTCTCGCGGGATGGGTTCGGTCACAGAACGCCAGGGACAGACTATTGTGGAAGACGACTTCCAGCTTATCTGTTTTGATATTGTGTCAGAGCCTTCCACTCCAGGCGCCTTTATGTCGCTGTCGGAAAGCAAGCTAGTAAACGAACAAGTCGAGAAGAACAATAAGATCATTACGTTAATGAACGAGATCGTCGGTGAGAAATGAAGAAGTCAGAATTTAAGAAACTAATCAAGCCACTCGTCCATGAGTGCATCAAAGAGTCCCTTATGGAGGACGGCATGATCTCCGGTATCATTGCTGAGGTTGTAAGAGGGATGTCGACTGCTCAACCCATAGTAGAACAGAGGGTGGAAACACCGGACCCTCAAATAGAACGTATGAAGAAGAATGCGTTCAGTGATCAGCAGACCTCCAAGATTCAGGAGCACCGAACAAAACTTATGTCCGCCATTGGTGGAGAGTCTTACAATGGTGTTAATCTCTTCGAAGGTACCACCCCAGCCCCAGCACAGGCAAGCCCGGCACAATCCGCTAGCCCCCTAGCAGGACATGCTCCAAATGATGCCGGCGTCGATATAGGAAATCTATTTGGAAGTGTTGGAAGAAACTGGAATGCTCACATGAGCGATGTAAAGAAAGAAAGTAGGTAAGTTGTGCCAGTAAATGTGAAAGTAGATCTACGACGCGGAGAGACATCTGAGAGATTAATCCGCCGCTTTAATCGTAAGTGTAAGAAAGAAGGCATTGTAAAACTTTATCGTGCCAAAACAGATCATTACATTAAGCCTTCAATAAGCAAAAAACTTAAGTCTGAGGCTGCCCGACGAGAGCGTCGAAAACTAGAAAGAAAGAAACAACAAAAATTGTTTAGATAAAACGCCTTCGTGGCGTCTATTTACTAGACGGAGATAGAAAATGGCAAGTTATAACTATAAACCAGGATTGGGCAACGGAGCATCCTACGAAGTATCAGGAGTTCCCTATGCTCAGGGAGCTGTTAATGCCAAGGCAGATGGGGGCGCAGTAGTAAGATTCCCTCGCGTAACTCGTTGGGTAGTTATAGCAAACAATCCTGGCACCGGCAATCTTAAGGTAGGTTTTTCCCAAGATGGTGTTACCACTGGTAATGCTTTCATCGAAATCCCGCAAGCAAGCGTCTCGCCGCGCCTGGAGCTAAAAGTGACCGAAATCTGGCTTTCCGGGTCTACCAACTGTGGAGTCATGGCAGGACTCACAGGAATTGAGACCACAGCCATTGATAATATCGCTGTATCTCCTTCAGGGTCCAACTGGTCTGGTTCGTTAGCTGCTCGGGTAGGCTAAGGGGATATATACACCCTGAATAGCGGAGGCAGCTGATGGCAGATCCAAAAGACAAATGGACCCAACCGGCTGCGCCTCCGCCTCCGATGTTCTTCGGAAAAAAAGAGCGTGACTTAGTAAAACAAGTTAATGATGAGTTGTCTGAGCGGGTTATCGGACAGCCAATTGCTTATTATCCAATAAGCATGGAAGACACCAACTTCAACACGACCTACGGGGAGGCTATTGAAAAAGTCTCACTCCCACCTGTACGCGTCTATGCATATGTACAGGTCGATAATAACCAGACCAATGAACAGTTTGGCTATGACTATCAAACTAGTTTAGTAGTATATTTTAGTGAAAGACGTATTACAGAAGATCAGGATCTCTATGTCCGTGTGGGAGATTTTATTCAATACGGAGAGATTTATTACGAGATAGTCAAGACTTTTGACGACACTCGTTACTACTTTGGACAGGTAGAGCATAAGTTTCAGATTGCGGCAGAGTGCGTACGCGCCCGAGAGGGAGTGTTTAAGATAAAACAGTCTCCCACGAGACCATCATAGGGGATAAGATGAATGTCAGACCCAAAGGATAAATGGACTCGCCCATTGGCGCCCCCGGCGCCGATGTTCTTCGGAAAAAAAGAACGCGACTTAGTAAAACAGATTAATGACGAGCTAGCCGAACGTGTGCTCGGTCAGACTATTGCTTATTATCCCATAAGCATTGAGGAATCTAGTTTTAATGATGTATATGGAGAGGCTAAAGAGAAAGTTTCTTTGCCTCCCATCCGCGTATATGCATTTGTTGAAGTTGAAAATGAACAAACTAATAAAACTTTTGGATATGAATACCAAACAAAGCTGAAGGTCTACTTTAGCGAGCGACGAATTGCCGAAGATCAAGATCTCTATGTCCGGGTGGGCGACTTTGTACAGTATGGAGAGTTCTTCTATGAGATTGTGCGCATTCATGACGATACCAGATACTATTTTGGACAGGTAGAGCACAAGTTCCAGATCGCCGCCGAGTGTGTGCGCGCCCGCAAAGGTACCTTCCGGGTAATGCCTGGGATAGACCGCGCAACTACTGCCGC